TTACTTCGTTGGCTCCACGATCTCGCCGACACGACGATAGACGGTCTCGGTGATGCGCTTGTCGGTGTGTCCAAGCAGCCTGGATGCCCGGCCGAGGTCAGCAATTTCAGAAGCTGCCTTCGGGCGGATGTCTCGGAACTGAAACTGACGAATCGCGGTGGCCAGGGTCTCGTCGAGTTCCTCCAGCGCCGCGCCGGCGGCGGCCGACCGTGCTTCGTCAAAGCGAATGCGCAGCATGGAGGATGTCATCCGGCGGCCATCGGGAGTTGTGATCAGATACGGGCCGGCTACGCCGCGCTGCCGCCGCTGCTCGCACAGCCGCGCAACGAGTTTTCCAAGCGCTGTCGGGCTGCCGTCGACATCCAGCATGATGCGCAACTTCTTCGACGTCTTGCCCTGGGCGATCTGCAAGTGCCCATCCTGAATGTCCGCCTCCCGAATGATCAGCACGTCGCTCGGTCGCTGGGCGGTGAGATAGGCAAGGTCCATTGCGTCGCGGAGTTCCGGTGGCGCCGCGCCGTATACCGCGTTCCAGACCTCGGCCCTGGCGTAGAAGTCGCGCGGCGTCTCGCGGTTCTTGCGAACCCCCTTCACCGGGTTTTCAGCCGTGACGATTCCCCACTCCCTGGCGATGTTGAAGATGTGGGAGAAGAGGGATAGCTCCCTGTTCGCCCGAACCTTCGCGGACCGCTTGTCCCGGTACTGTGCCAGCACTTGGGGGGTGAGCGCCTCGACCGGCGCTTCTGAAAACGCCTTTCGCAGTTGCGTCAGAGAGAGGAGGTTGTCCTTTTGGGTGCGTGGCGCTTTCCCGGGGATGATCTCTTTTTCGTACCGGTCGAACACGTCACCCCATTTGCGCAGGGTCTTCGGAGCCGGACTGGCATCCAGCCGCGCCCACTCCAGCTTTGCCAGGTCCAGGTCGGTGCCGAGCGGGATTTCCTTCCTCTTTCCGTCTTCGCCGCGGCCGTCGTAGTAGTAGCCAACCCACAACCTCCCTCCTTTTAGCTTCCTGGTCCGGCGAATCATCCGGGGCGGGAGATCCCTGTTCTTCGGCTGCTTCGGCCGCATTTCAACTCACCTTCGACAGATCCAGCGTCCACGGTTCCTGTACAGCGACCGTTCCGTTCGGCTTCACTCCGGCCAGCCGCAGGCGGGCATAGATCCGCCCGACGACAGGTCGCTGCGCAGCATTCAATTCGTACTTCCAGCCATGAGATGCCAGCCACTCGACCTGTTTTTTCGATGACTTGGCGCCGATCATGGCCTCCAACTCCTCCTTCGAGAGGAACTCAGATGGGGTTTCCATGGGCAATGCCTCTCCGCCCAGGCGGATCGCCCGGGACCGAAATTGAGTGTTAGGATTCTCTCCCCAGCCGGGACGGGCCTCAGGAAGAGGCCGTGGTGGCTCCCGGCTGGGGATTTTGCGATATGCCTGCCCGGTCGAGACGTTCGATCTCAGCCAGCGCCAGGGCACAGGCCTTGACCAGATCACGGCGCGCACTGGTCGGCTTCCACCACTGTTCATCCCAGGGCCATGCGAGCGACACCAGCAGGGCAGCGGTTCCATCGTTCGGAGCGCTGGAGCCGGCCAAGGCGTAGCAGGCGGCGGCGCGGGCCATCTGGCCGTGGCTGTGCGCATCGTCGTGCTCCGGCGTCCATCCCTCTGCCTCGACCTGCCGCTTCCGCTCTGCCTGCACGTCGAGCCAGGCTTGAGGCACTTCCTTGCCGGGCGCGGCGGCGAGCATGTCGCGCAGTTCCCGGAGCAGAGCTTTCCCGGTAGCGCCGCGCTGTGCGAGGAATTCACTCAGGCGCCCGATGAACTCTTTCGGCACGCTGTGCTGAGCCTGGACTACAGGGGCGGCGTAGAGCTTGATGCCTGGGCCGTAGAGCCCGGCGGCGGCCTCCGTCCACTTCACCCAGAAGGCATGAAGGCCCCGATTGGCGAGAGCTACCGGCTCCTGCCTCTCCAACTCCGCGACCCTGGCCAGGGCGGCATTAATTTCCAAGGCAGCGCCATTAGCGAATTGATTCGCTCGGTCGCGGTCGTTCGCCAGTCGCTCGTTCTCCGCTCGTAGCTCCCCGACGATGCGCTCATGCTGGGCGACGGTCATCAGCGATTGATATTCGCCGCCGGATTTCCATTCATCGAGACATGCCTTGTCGCTGACGATTCCGCCGCTGAAGCCGTAACGCCATGCCACCACCTCCGGCCGCTCCGCCTCTGCCTGCTCGGACTTGAGTGCTTCGGCAGGCGCTTCGTTGAACGCTTCAGCATGCGGGGCTAGGTTGAGCGGGTCGAGTTGCTCGCGAAACGCCTGGAGCCGCTCGATGCGCTCCGCCTCTTGCTCCGGGGTGGCCTTGTACTCATACGCACGTTGCGCGGCTTCAACTACGAGGCGAGATGAAAGCCCGGCGTGGAAGCGAATGGCTCCGACCTGGGCAGGTTTTTCCAGATTCGGCCAGTGGTTGAATGCTCGGCGGGCGAGGGCAATGTCGCAGACCGCAGCCGGAACAGGCTGCCCGTCCTCGCCCTCGAGTTCGTTGGCCAGCCATTCTTCGAAGCTGGTTTCCGATCGAGCCGGCGCCTGGTCCTTGATTAGGGCCAGCAGGCTCTCGGCTGAGGAGTGAACGTCGTCGAGGTCCGTTGACCAGCGGTGCGGGGTGTTGTCGTGGATGTTGTCCAGGGCTTCGACGATGCCGCGCAGGCGGGTGGCGCACTGCTCGATCAGTTGGTGTTGGGTAGAGGACATGGTGGTGTCTCCGGTTGCGCAGGCCTGTCCATTGGTCTGCGGGCTGCCTGGTGGAACTCGATGCAGATGACGATCACGTCGGGACCGTCACGGCGGTGGACCGGCATCGTGCTGAAGTCGAAGCTCGAACAGTCGTCCAGGCGTCGCTCGCAGGCGCGGCAGCGCCCGCCCTTGGGGTAGTAGTTGGGCATGGTTGGCTCAGGTGAAGAGGGTGGGCTGGGCGCTCTTGTCCAGCGCCTGCTGGATCTTTGTGAAGGCCTCGGGGTGCTGCTGGTCGAACGCTGGCATGCGGGCAGACTCAACCCAGGTGCCGCGCTCGGCGCCCTTGTGAGCCAGGATCGTGTCCAGTTCGTCGCGCTGACGCCGCATTCGGCGATCTGCTTCGTGGTGATGAAGCCCTGGCGGCGTAGCGTGGCGATCACCTTCAGCGCGCCTTCCTTCCACTCGGTGAGGCGCAGCGGCGCCGGAACGCCGGCGGGCACGTCGCGGACCACGATCGGGACATGGCAGCGTTCCGCGGGGTTCCAGTCGAACAGTTGCGGCCCGCTCAAGTGCTGGAGCCAGTAGCGCAAGTGGAACTCGGGGAAGTCGACGAACTTGCCGTCGCGCCGACGGTGTCCGCGGGACGGCGCGAGCACTGCGATGCCGCACATTTCAAGCAGGCGCGCGATTCCCTGGCTGGCCTCGGTGATCCGCCCGACAATGACCATGCGGTGATCTGGACCGGGCGCGCCATACCGGTCCTGCCAGTCGCCGGGCAGGATCTGGTCGGCCACCTTGGCGTTGAGCTTCAGCTTCGCCTCCACGCCGATCTGGCGACCGTCCTCGTGCACCACCAGGATGTCGAAGTCGGCCGTCTCCGGGTAACAGGTCCAGCCTGGCTGGGCGTTGAACTGCTCGATGAAGGCCGCGCACAGCTCGGCCTCGCTGGCGACCGCCGGCTTCTTGTTCATGCCGCACCTCGATTCCGGCGCAGCTCTGAGCGATCTCGCAGGCTGGCGCAGTGGTTGACCTGGCGGTACTCGGTGCAGATCACGATGGCGTCGCCGCCGTCGTGCCGGTGCACCGGCATCCGGTGGAAGGGAAGGGCCGAGCAGTCCTGGTGCCGCTTGCTGCAGCCCTCGCAGCGGCTGGCCTTGGGGTAGTAGGTCGTCATGGCGCGGCCTCAGCTTCGAAGAACCCCAGCTGGCCCTTCAACGGGCGGAAGGGGAGCGGCTTGGCGTCGGCCAACTCGAAGCCGAACTTGCCGAAGAACCACGGCGAGGAGCTGTGATCGACGCAGCCAGTGATGCTGGCCTGGCCGACGATTCCGCCGCGCTCCAGTTCGTGGGGCGCCGGGATAGTGATGCCCTGCTGCTCGGCGAGGTCGCGGGCATCTTCGTACTCATCGCGGGTCATGCCTTTGGAGGCATGAACGAGGAAGGGACCACGAAAGCGGGTAGGCCAATCGCGGTTCTCGACCGGTTTGAAACCGTGGACTATCAGCCAGGCCCAGGGCTGGCGAATGCTGAGTGCCTTCATGCTCTCCGCGCCTCGATCGCCTGCCGCCACTGGATGAACGTCTGCGCCCGCGGCACCAGGTCGGCGGCGCGGTAGACGGGCAGCCTCAGCTCCTCGGCGCGTGCAATCTCGGCCTGGGTGCCGGCGGAACGGTGCCAGCCTGGAGCGAGGACCACCGCGTCGCTGCGCTCCATGAGCGCCATGGTGCCGCGCAGCCAGAACTCGTCGCCCAGATTCGGCAGGTCTTGCTCCATGTGGGCCGTATTCATGTGCGGGATGATCGGGAACCAACCCAGGGTGCACACGTAGGCGCCCAGGCGGCCGGCGGACTCGATATTGCGGGCAATAGCTGCCCGATCCGGCGCCCGGTAGGGGCCGGCGATGTAAATGATGGGGGGCATGTGGGCTCCAAGTCGCTAGCGTAAGTTAAAAACCGTTGGTATCTTGGCTGCGCAAATTAATTGGTAGGGATAGGAAATGGACGACCTAGTAAAAGAGGTTATTCCTTTACTGCAGTATTTGATTCCTGGCTTCATGACTGCGTGGATTTTTTATAGCCTCACTGCCTTTAAAAGACCGGACACTTTTGGGCAGATAATCCAGGCGTTGATATTTACATTTCTAATCCATTGCCTTGTTTATATTGTTAAGTTTGCTCTGCTTAAAATTGGCGATCATTGGTTTGTCATTGGTCCGTGGGATGGGAAAGCCCAAGCAGCTTGGTCTGCGGTGATTTCTGTACTGCTCGGCCTTATTGCTTGCCGTTTTGCGAATGACGATAAGCTACATGCTTACCTACGGAAGAAGAAAGTTACGCAACAAACTTCGTATCCAACTGAGTGGTATAGCGCCTTCACAAAGTACAAGCGTTTTGTTGTGTTGCATCTAAAAGATGAGCGTCGTTTGTTCGGGTGGCCGAGCGAGTGGCCGTCCGAGCCCAGCAGTGGGCAGTTCGTTCTTCAAGATCCAAGCTGGCTTGACGAAAATGGAAATGAGCTCGATATTGGGGCGGAAAGCATCGTTATTGATGCCTCTAAGGTCGAATGGGTTGAATTCAGTGTGAAAACATGGGGCGATGATGACCAGCAAAGCACCTCAGCCAATGCCTGCTCGTTCTGGCTACAATGGTGGAATCGAAAAAGGCAATGTAAATCCGCAGGGCCCAATTAACGTAAGGCCTCCTGCTCCGAAGGCGCCGCCTCCTCCAAAGAAGGGCGGCTCCTGATATAAGGCGCCCACTGGGCGCCTTTTTTATTGGGTATGCATAACGCTCAGCGCCACGGCCACCGGCCGCACCCATATCGGCATGCTGCTGAGCATGAAGGTTTCGCCCATGGCAGCGAGCAGCAGGGTGGTCCCCATGACATGGGCGATGGCCTCGGCTGCGTGCGGCGGAACCGCGTTGCCGATGCGCTCGCGCCAGTCGCTGTCGCTCAGGCCGTCGAGGATCAGCTGTTCCTCTGGGTCTACCAGGCTTTGCAGCGCTGCCAGCTCCAGGGTGGTGAAGGGGCGGTGCCAGGTGCCGTCCAGCGACTGGATGATGCAGGTGAGTCGGTCGTTCGCCGCCGGCATGCGCGGGTCGGCGACGCTCCACCGGCCGTTGTCGTGGCGCGCGCTGGCCGATACTGCGCCGGCGGGCTGGTCGAATCCGACAACGCCGTAGTGGCCGCCGGTGAGGTAAGCGTCTCCCTTTGTCCGGTCGAGCACGCGCGGATCGGCGATCGAGAGCGCACCGCTGGCCACCTGCTGGGAGCCGGTGACGGTACCCGCAGTGCCAGCCCACGGCACGACGTTCAGCTTCCTGCTCGACGCGCCGGGGTGCCAGTTGTGATATCTCGGATCAGCCACGGCCTGGCCGCCAGAGCTTGGCCCGTGCCCACTGGTGACCGTGCCGGCGTGCTGCTCCATGCTGACGACGCGGAACACGTTTTTGTGCCAGGCAACGCCTGGACGCGGGTCAGCAACTGCGAAAGCGCCTTGGCCGGTGGTGCTGGCGGCGATAACGGTGCCGGCGTGGTCTTCCCATTCGGTAACTGGGTACTTGCCGAAGCTCTCGCCACGGGGATCGGCGACCGCGAACCGTCCCTGATTCGGCCACTGCTGGCCACTGATGGTGCCGGTGGCTCCGTCCCATCCAACCACGCCGTAGTTCTGGCCGTGGTTCCAGCTTGCAGACGGCTGTGCTCGAGGATCGGCGACCGCGAAAGCACCATTGGTCGGCCCGCTACGCCCCGCGACGGTACCCATGCTGTCGTTCCAGTCATTCACGCCCATGTAACCCGAACGGTACTCAGGCACGATGATCAGATCGCGCAGGTGCCCATCCTCGACGGCGAGGTCGTTCAGGCTGCGCCAGTCGCTGCCGGCGCGGACCAGGGCAAGGCGAACCCAGGTCTTCCACTGCAGCGCTGGAACGCGGTGCATCGGTCCTGCTGCATCGATATCGCCGGGCATTGGCATGCGGCCGAGGATGTCGCCGACGGCGCGCAGGGTCTTCTTCTCCGGCTCGTACAGGAAGGGCGGCACCTTCTCGACGTGGCGCGCCACCAGCAGGAAGCGCTTGCGGCTCTGGGCCAGGCCGCCCAGTTCGCCGCAGTCGTGGGTGGTTTCGGCCACGGCATAGCCGAAGCTGCTCAGCAGGCTGTTGATCTGGTCCAGCAGATGTCGGCCGCGGGTGGCCAGGCGCGGGACGTTCTCGAACACGATCAGCGGCACTGGGTCATCGGCCCAGGCCTCGCCCATCAGCCAGATGCAGCGCAGCGTCAGCTCGTTCAGGGCCTGGTACTTCGGCGTCAGGCTCATCTTCTCGGAGAGCAGGCCGCTGGCGCCCTTGCAGGGGGAGCTGATGAACACGGCGTCCGGGCGCTTGCCCTGGGCTGCGCGGCGGACATCTTCCGGAGTGGCCTCGCGCCAACCAGGTGGCGGTTCCTTGCCGTGGAATCGGATGTACTGGTCGCGGGTGAACAGGTCCAGCAGGGTGCCCGGCACGCCGGCGAGACGCGAGAAGTCGGCCAGGCCAGCCGGGTCGACGTCGATGCCGCCCAGGCATTCCCACTCCGCCTCGACGTTGCCGACGCGCGGGCGGGCCTGGTTGAAGCCCTTGGCGCCTCCGCCCAGACCGCAGCAGAAGTGGAAGTGATACAGCTTGCGCTTGATGGTCATGCGGCGGGGTCCTTGATCAGATTGCGAGCTCGACCTGGGCGCTGCGCGTCCAGATCGGTGCGGAGTTGTAGGCTTCGATGCGGTCAGCGATCACTGCCGCGCGCAGGGCTGCTGTTGGAGCTGGGTACATGCCGAAGCGCGCCACATTTCCGCCGTTTACTGCTGCGTTGGTGCTGTCTGCGCTGGCCAGGGGTAACTGGCTGAAAATGCTGGGATCGAGCATCCGGAGGCCATGCAACTTGCAGATCGGCCGGCCAGCGTCATCGCAGATGGCATCCATGGCCGCTCCAATGCGGCGCCACCAGGGCTGCGTTCCAGGGGACTTCCATTGGCCCGAACTGCCGATGGCCACTGTCCGCCAGTTGCTGGCGAGCTCCAGAAGGCGATCAAGAGACTCGTGCATATGCCAGACCGGCACACCGGGCAGGTTACGCGGCCACTGATCGAGCAGTAGGTCGTTGGCTACTTCGTCACCATTGATCACGTCGGGGATCAGTGCCCAGTCGAACCCTGGGTGGCGATGCCAGTCGTCCACCCATCGGATATAGCCGTCGACATCAAGGGTGCCCCCGCGCTGCCAGACACTGAATGCCCCGTTGTCGAAGACGAACGACTGGCAGGCATCTGCGACAGCTGCCAGTTCGTCTGGCGACTCAAAGGACACCAGGGCATGCCGGCCCGCGAGAAACGGATAGGCCTCAGCGCGCGGGCCGCTGCAGGGCGTCCCGTGATAGTGGATCATTCCAGGAGCCTCACGGACTCGATGTCGACGCCCTGGTGGGTGCCCCAAATCCGGAGTTCGCCCCCGAAGGTTTCGTGGAGTTGGTCGGCTATCTGCTCCTGGATGCCTACCTCGTGTCTGCGAGTGGCTTCGTTGATCCGCTCCACCATCAGCGTCTCGGGCGTGCGAATTTCCAGTCGGTACTCGATCACGGCGCCATCATTCGGGCAGCGGGCAATGAAGGTGGTGGTGTAGATGTTCAGCTTGAGGCTCATGCCGCGGGCTCCTGGTCGAGCTAATGTCAGGCCGCCCGCTGCTGACTCCAGGCGCCCACGGCGTCAAACACGCGCGCGGCCTGGTCTTCGTCGAGCGAGACGGCGGAGGGAATGGCGATCCAGCCGGAGCCGATCAGGTGGTTGGGGTTGCAGTCGTTGCGGAGCGCCAAGTAGGAGTGCTCGATCGCGTCGGCGAGGTCCTTCACCAGGTAGATGCCCTGCGGGGCAATCTCCACGGCCTTGATGTACCGATTGCCGAGCTGGTCGCTGCACAGCGCGCCCAGGTAGATCGTCCAGTGGTGGGCGATATCGCAGATGGCATCGGCGATCTGCTGCCCGGGCGGGATGTTCTTGCAGTTCTTCCAGTTGATCAGGCCCTGGTGGCAGCTCGGGTCGAGGTTGACCACGGCGACGTGGTTCGAGCTGAGCAGGGCGCGCATGGAGCGCTCCACGCGCCGGCGCATGTCGTTTGGCTTCCGCTTCTTCATAGGGCCTCCGCAAGCTGGCGCAGCAGGCGCCGCTGGGCATGAGTGATTCCCGGCTGCCGACGGGAGAGGACGGTGTCAGGGTCGATGCGCTCAGAGCGCGGCGGCAGAGGCTTCACCTCGGTGAACCCCGCGACCGGTACCGGTTGGATGCCGGAGGCGGCGACCATGGCGGCCAGGCGCGCAGCATCCTCCGCCCGGCGTGAGGGGGTGATCTTGCATTCCATGGGGACGGCTCGTGGTGCTGGGCGCCGTTGCGGCGCCCGTGTTGAGGGTCAGGCTGCGAGGTGATGCTGGTCGTCGGCGATATGGCCCTTGTCGATCCAGACCGCCTGCAGCCAGTCCGGCGTCTTCGCCATCGGCTCCTTGAGCGTGCCGGCGACGACCACCGAGTCGATCTCGCGGTCGGAGGTCATGGCGCGCATCAGTGCGATGGCCTGGTTGCGGCTCGGCAGGTCCAGTACGTCGAGACGGTCCAGCATGACCAGGCGCAGGCCGGAAATCGTCGCGATGGCCAGGGCGATGGTCGCGTCGCACCGCCAGCGCTCCGACTCGGACAGCAGACCGTAGAGCCGGCCGCCGAAGGTCACGTCGATGTCCGCGCTGATCTGCACGGGCGACCAGCCGGCGGTGCCGGACAGGCGCTGCAGCAGCTCGTTCACCGGTCCGATCGCGTCGGCCAGGATTTCCGCCGGGATGCCCGTGGGGGAAAGGGCATCGGCCAGGGCGCTCCAGGCGCAGACCTCGGCGTGGAAGCCGGCGGCCTGCTTGATGACGTCCTGGCGCTGCGCGGCGGCGTTGAACGCTTCCTGCAGCGACTGCACCTTGGCCTGCTGCCGATCACGCGCCTGACGCAGTTCGTTGATCGCCTGTTCGCCGTTGGCGATCGCCTCGGCGCTGGGCGCCTGGGCGGTTTCGGCTTCCAGGGCGGCGGCCTGCGCGGCGGCGTCCTCGCTCTCCTTCAGGTCCCGCTGGCTGTTGGCGACGGCCCGCTGAGCGCTGGCAAGATACCCGCGGTACTCCTCCAGACGTTTCGCCGCCTCGGGATCGGCAACCTTCGCCGGGGGCTGGTGCGCGATCAACTGGCCGGCCTGCAGGTCCACGGCGCCCTGGCAATGAGGGCAGGTCAGCGGCTGGTGGGCGGGCTCGCCGCTGGCGGCGGCCTCGGCTACCATGACCTTCTCCGACCACTCGTCCTGATTGGCCTCGTCGGTGGCCAGCTTGTTGCGCCGGCGGTCGGCCAGCGCTGCGGTCTCGCGCAGAGCGGCAATGCGGCTGGCCCGCGCCTGGGCGTCGGCATGGGCCCGCTTGCTCGAGCCCAGGGTCTGCTGGGCTTCATCCAGATCCTGCGCTGTGGCTTGCAGTTCCGCGCGCGCCGATTCCAGTTCCTCCTCGCTGACGATGACCGGCGGCGCCTCCGGCTCCCACCCGTTCGCCTTCTCGCTGCCGTAGTTCTCGCCGGTGACCGCTTTCCAGGCGCCGCGTGCCTCGCTGGCGTAGTCCTTTGCCTGGCCGACCATGGCGGAGAACCCGGAACGGAGCAGGGGCTTCACCTTTTCGAACAAAGCCAGGTCGATGCCCTTGGTCTTCAGGCGCTTGGAGACCTCGGCCGGGCTGGTGCTGGCGCCGGTCAGGTCGAACAGCACTCGGCGGCGATCTTTTGCGTCCAGGGCGGCGAAGCGGCCGGCGTCGAGCACGAACGGCAGGAACGGCGAGTCGGCGAGGGGCGAACCCTTGCCGCTGGGCAGCGCCACGCCGCAGACCTGCACCTCGTAGGCCGCGTCCAGCCACTCGACGCGGGCCTCGCCCTTCTTGGCACCCTCGGTGACCAGCTGCGCCATGTCCTTCTTCAGCGAGACGCGGCGCGGCTGGCCGTTGAAGGCCATGGCAATGGCGTCGAGCAGCGAACTCTTGCCGGCGCCGTTGTGGCCGGCCACCAGGAGCACCGGCGCAGAAACATCAAGGGCCGCATGACGCAGCCCTTGGAAATTGGTGATTTCGAGTTTTGTGATGCGCATGGCTCACTCCAGGTCGAGGGCGATATCCCCCGGCTTCTTGACGACGCGGTAAGTGTTCAACTCGCGGGATTCCTCGTTCTCCTGCTCGAGCACGATGACGCCCTGGTCCAGCAGTTGGATAACGACGCGCTCGGCTTCCTCGGTGGTGAGAGCGAAGCGCGATTGCAGCCAGGCCGCGTCGAACACGTCCTTCTTGGTGGCGACGCCGATGGCGATCTCGCCCAGGGTGTGGCCGGCGAAGCGCTCGACGGTGAGTTGCGGCAGTTCTTGGAACTCGGCATCGACGACGTCGCTGTCGTCTGCTGGTTGCATACCGCCCCAGGCGCCGGGGGCTTCCATGTCGTGGTCGCCGCCATTCAGGTCCAGCGGGTTCTGGTCCGGATCCGCCTTCACGTCCTTCATGCCGTCGAGGAACTCAGCGGCGCCGCCGATGACCAACAAGCAGTCCTGGTGCACAGCGCCAAAGAGTTGCTCCTGGTTCGGACTGCTGGGGCTCACGGTGAATACCGCTTTTACCTTGTCCTTTGCGGTGAAGGATTCGAGCTTGCCGTAGACCGTGTCGCGGTCGCCGCCGGCAATGGTGTGGACCGCGATGGTGGCGGCATTCCGTACCTGGCGCTCCAGGCGGTCGATGATGTCCTGCTGCTTGGCCTCGGGAAGCTTCTGCCAGCAGTCCGGCATGATCCGGATTTCCTGGATCAGTCCCTGCAGCAAGCTCTTGCCGAGCGTGTCGGCGGTCATGTTCATGAAGTGCGGGTTGTTGCTCATCGGGAATGGGTCCTATTCGTTGGCAATCCGCTCCAACTGCTCGAGTTGGGCGTCGCTGAGGTAGGTGTGGGCGCCGTAGCGCTGGAAGTTGCTGCGGAGGTCGGCCAGGAACTGCTCGTCCCAGTCCGTAGCGGCGTTGAGCTCCGCCGCGCCGAGTAGCGCGGCGAACTCCCCGACCTGGCCGTACCGTTCAAGGACAGTGAGGCTGGGCATGGCCGGTTACTCGAGATTGAGCTCGTCGGTGCCGGTGTCCGACTGCTGGCCCGGGGCGGGTTCGGTGATTTCGCCCGTCTCGGTGTTCACGCCGTCCGGGACCTGGTCCTGAGACTGGTCGTCAACAACGCTGTATTCGCCGGTGAGGATGGACGCGTTGTCTTGGTCCAATCCGGCGTCGGCGCGTTCGTCCAGGGTGACTGCGGTCTGCAACTCGATGCTGACCGGCAGGTACTTGAACAGCCGGCGGATCACGGTCTTCTTGGCCATCTCTTCGTAGTGGGTGACCCAAGGCCCGTTTGCGGATGCCTTGCTGGTGGCGCGTACTTTGTCGACGTCGGCCTTGCTCATGACCTCGAATTGCACGCCGCCGTCCTTCAGCTTGGCGACCGCGTAGACGTGGGTCATGACGCCGCGTTCACCTTCTCCCGGAACGTGCTGGACGTCCTCGTCGAGGCCGTAGCGATAGCTGAACTGGTCGTTCTGGTGCACGGTGCGCGCGGTGAGCGAAACGATCTGGCCGGAGCGCCGGGCAAGGTCAATCATCCCGCGGTAGCCGATGATCAACTGGACGTTCGACAGGCCATCTTTCGCCTTGCCGTTGCCGAACGGCAGCAGGTAGGCATGGCCGAGAGCGTTACCCGGTTCCAGGCCGAGCTGCGCGCATTGCATCACGGCGCCGAGGAAGCTCTCCTGATTGCACTTCGCCAGGGCCGGTACTTTGCGAATCTCGGTCAGCGCGATGCGCGCGAGTCGATCGGCGGTCATGTGCTTCGGAAGCGCCAGGGCGATCTGGCCTTTGATTTTCGGATCAGTCATCAGGTGGGCCAGCGTTTTCGGCTGACCGTTGTTGGCGACATTGCCGGTCGCGGCGGCTTTCAGGGCGGTTGCGGACATGCTGGGCTCCGGTTACTTGAGGCGGAAAACGCGGGATTCGCTGGTCTTCTTGAACTGCTCGAACAGCGCGGGGTGAGCTTCCTTGAAGGCGGATTGGTCGAAGCGGTTGGTGGTCTGGGACTTCCACGTCAGTACCGACTTGCCGTTGACCGTGAGTTGGGCGTGGTCCTGCATGAAGAGCTTGATGCGCTCCTCTGCGGACTCGATCTCGTACTCCAGGCCCTTGGCCTTGGCTTTCAGTTCGCGCAGGCGGTTGAACACCTCCACGACCTTGCCATCGGCCTCGATGCTGGTTCCGGCGTCACGCTCGAACAGCCGGAGGATGTCGCTGACAGCGGTTGCTTCAGGCGGATCCAGGCGCTGGATGCGTCCCCAGAACTCGACCTCCTTCTCGCGAATCGCCGCGATGGTTTCGTCGTCCCGCTCGACGCGGTACACGCGGAAGTCGTCGCCGCCGATCAGCACGCCGAAGATGCAGACCTGGCGGCCGGTGACCATCAGGCCGTGCATGGCCTGGGCGGTGTAGTGGACTGGGATGGCATCGGTCTGAACCTCACCCCAGTCCTTTGCCTTGAACGGGCTGACCGTCTTGATCTCGATGTTTTCGCCGCTGGCGGCCTCGGCGTCGATCTCGGCGGCCATGAAGTCGTGCTGCTGGTCGCGGTAGCGGTTACCGCGGCCGACGATCTTCAGGCCGGTCTCTTCGGCCAGCAGGTCGATGACGTAGGGCTCCATCCGCTGGCCACGGGTGAAAATCTTCTGCTTCGCCGGGTCGACGGGACCGGTGCGCGGCTGGACCTTATCCAGGTACACGTCCAACGGAGTGCGCCAGGGGCTGATGCCGAGGATGCCGGCGACATCGCTGCCGCCTAGCAGCTTGCTCCTGTCATGATGTTCAGGTGCGATTTTGAGGAGGGACACAGGCGTAATCTCCGAGGTTCTTCAAGAGGCCGTCGTACTTGCAATGGCATGATCTGCAAAGACGGATGTAGTCGTTTGGGTCGTGGTGCCTTCCACTAACGTTGGCCCACTCGAACCTGGCCTTTGGGTCGGTGGTCCCGCAGTGCTCGCACTTCATGGGGCGGCCCCGCGCGGCATAGACCCTGTTGTGGGCCGGCTTGTACTTGACCGCCTCGCCCCGCCAGCTACTGTTCTTCGCTCCGCGCTGATCTCGCTTCGCAGCTATGCGCCGCTCTATGCCGCAACGGATCATGAAGAGCCGAAGGGCACGGCAGGTACATCCGATCTCGGCGGATACTTCTTCGAGCGTCATGCCCGATTCGTAGAGATGGCGAACCAAGCCCTCGTTGAGCAGTGGAACGCGCTTACTCTGTTGGCCGCCAAGGTACTTGGTGCGGTCGAGCGCGCCGACCGATGCGAGAGCTGCAGTCATGGGCTGGCCTCATTTCAGGGTTGGGGTGGTTGTCGCGTGAAGGCGGGGGTTGCGCCGGAAGCGCAGAACGCAGAGGTCGCCGCAGATGTTGGCGAAGAGCGGGTTGTGGTAGCCGTGGCGGTTGGCCAACTCGACGGCCTGGCGGATGCTCTTTCCGGCAAACTCTTCGATATCGTCGAGTTGGTCGTCGATGATCGAGCGAACGGGGCGGGTGGTCATGTGTTCGTGCTCCTGAGTTCTGCCCAGCGCGAATCCGCTGCGGCGTCGAGCCGGCGGCGCATGTCGTCGTAGAGGCGGGTGTCGATGAAGTCCACTGCGTAGGCCAGTTCGATCTGGCCGTGGAGGAAGCTCTGTTCGGGGCGCGGGAAGTGGGACCGGCGCATGGCCGTGATGCCTTCCTCAATCATCCGAACCGCGCGTTCATTGCTGAAGGCCATCGTCGTCCTCCTGCTCTTCGTCCTCGTGCTCTGGTTCCGGGTCCGGCTGGTCCCAGAGCGGGTCGACGGCACGGTCGTAAGCGAGTTGCGCGTTGCTGATAGCCGCGCGGTTGCGGCGCTCGCGGTATGTCCACATCGGGATGCTCTCCGTGGTTCACCTGCATTCGGCAGCACCCAGGCACACGGCAGTCGTGCCCGGTGGGGCGCCGTGGCGGGTGCTCTCGAATGGAGGTTGAAAAAAGCCCGGCCGGAGCCGGGCAAAGAGGGGGAACGCTGCATGCGCAGCGGGGAGTGATCTGGCCGGTGTCGATCTCCGGCGTAAGGCGCTTCTTAGGCGGCATCGAGCTGGCTTATTTGCTTGAGCCATCCTCATGAGTCAGCCACGTCCCATTGCGCATCGACCTACGCATTCAAATCACTCCCCGCTACGCCCTGGCTATGCCAGGAGCAGGAAAGAGAAGGGCGCCGCCAAGCGCCCTGTCTCCACTTACATGCACCGCCTTATGTGAAAGCGGTTGGGTACAGGCTCGACCGCATGTTGGCGATCTGCCGTTGGGGCTGGGCTACATATCGAGATCCTCCGTTGTGCGCGCCGTTGGACCGGCGGGCGCTCGCCGTGGGTTAAACGCCCGGCAATGGGCCAGGCGCCGAAGTCAGGAGATCGCGGTGCAGGCTCGCAACGCCACCGGCGCCGACTGGCCTTCGATCCAGATAACCGCCGCCCCGCCAAGCGACACGCTGGCCCGGCCGAGGGTGCGGGTGCGCTGCGGTTCGGCCCCGCGGTACGGGCGGTACTCGATCAGCGCGGGCGCCGGGTGCTCTCGGTTCCAGGCCTCGACCAGCTCCGCCGGCGGCACCGGTCGGACGTTGCCGATCTGCTGGTAGATCTCGGAGCGGTGGATGGCGACGTCGTCCGGGGCGGTGATGCCGAGGCGCACCTGGTCGCCTTGGCTGCCGAGGACCGTGATGGTGATGTTGTCGCCGATATGCAGGGTTTCGCCGACTCGGCGGGTGAGGATCAGCATGTGTGCCTCCGTTCAGGATGCTGGGCGCGCGGGCTCAGGCCGGCTCGCAGTGGGAAAGGGCAACGCAACCGGACACGCCAGCGAGCCAGACGACAGCAGTGTGTCCGCCGAGAACCTGGGCTTCGGTTGTCGTACGGGTGCGCTTCGGCGTGGCGTGACGATGAGACCGGTAGTTGACCTCGGTGCCGGCGGGGTATGCGGAATTCCAGGCAGCAACGGTCGCCGCCGGGTTGGCGTTTCGCTTCATCGGGTATCTCCGGATAGATTGCGATGGGGCTGGTCTGCAGTCCCGGCGAACCGGGGTGGTTGGATTTCCTCGATGCGCCTGTCTCCAAGCGCATCTGAGAAATCGGTGTTGCATGGGTTTATGCTGAGTAGTGATACCAAGGGTTTAACCCGTCCCTGTGCCTCCAGATAAAGCGATCAAGCTCAAGCGAACATGGAGGCTTGAAAATGCAGATATTCCCGTCCACTTTCTCGCACCAACCGATTAACTCTCCTGCTGGCTTGGTCATGTGATGCTCGCTCGCGAAGATTCGGCAGCCCCGCATCGGCTTGAAGAATCGGTACATCACGCATGCATCCGCACGGTGATGTAGCCGTTGCTTGCAACTACGTGCTCCCAGCAATTGAAGAAGACGGACTGTCCGAACTTCTTCATTGCCGCCTGGCGAACCTTCACCTCAACGTCCAGAGGCTGTTCACCGGCGTCCGGCAGGGCAAGCCATTGCAGGCTCTTGCCGTCGCTCAGGTGGGAATCGATGTTGAATTGAGCCATTTCAGTCTCCTTACCAGGGTTTACCGGCGTTGATGTATGCGCTTCCTGCTAGCTCGGTTAGAGCTAATAGCTGCCAGGAGTCGATCGCTCCGCCGTAGTGCAATCCGCGCAACATCCCGACCGTTTCGTAGTACTCGATGCGCGCTCGGTGTACGTCGCTCTCCCTGCGAATGATTCGAAGAGACTGACGTAAAGCCAGTAAGGCCTTTTCATTCATCGCCTTGCCCTCCAGGGCGTGTTGACTTCCCGTCTGGCCCTCGGTGGAGGGCCAGCCAGTGAAATCGGTGTTTCTCCCGCGTTCGCCTACTGGGCTTCTACAACCCGCGGGTGGTGCGTCTGGCTGTCGGCGGCGGGTTACTCGCCACCCGGCAGGGCACAGCTGTCACTGTTTCCGCTGTGCCGGTGGAGCGCCTTCGTCTCAGGCAACCCGGCAGGGAGCGTTGCAGCGCGCCTCGGTGGTTGCTGGCTCCAGTTGCACCAGCAGGTCGAGACGGCCTGGTATCCAGAGCCAGGCGTGGGCGGGTTCTCCCGCAATAGCAGTCGGTTTTGCCTCCGTCGCTGCAGTTGCTGGTAGTGGCGATTCGCCCTTGCTAATCTCTGGTCGTCGAGATTTCGGGGCGTTTGCCATGGATGCGAAAAATCTTGCAGTTCTGATGCAACTGAAGAAGGCGATGGAGCAAGTCTGTGCGACCACAGACGCTGCTCCTGCGGCGCAGGTTCCAGGGCAGGGATTTAGCGAAGAGTCAGAAGCGTTCTTTAGGGACTTGGCCCAGAGGAAGCTGGGAATGGACCCGTCGCCCCCTGAGAACGTAATCGCTGATCCGGTAATGGCTGAGTTGTTGAGAGAACTGCGCCTCGCGCTACGATCTCCCTCCCCTAAGAAGCCTGTGAGGATGAAGCGTGTAGCTGCCCCGTATCGAGAGCCAGAGCTAACGCCCGAGCAGTTGCAAAAGCGAGCCGCCAAGGCGGCTCGTAAGGCTGAGCGTCTTGCCAAACGAAAAGCGGAGCGAGCAACTGGAGCACGGCGAGCCATGTCAATCGACAAGGTTCAAAGAAAACTTCTTCCAGATATCAAGTGCCCAGATTGCGGATCAGTAATTCCTCGCGTAGAGGGCCAAGTAACGCTGCCAGGTCTATGCAGGCGCTGTCGTGAGAAGTTTGCCGATGCTGAGAATGGCTTTCGGTCTAAGTCGCGCACCGAGTACGTTGAGATCTCATTAGTTCCTGGCGGTGCACCTGGCTCAGGGAAAAGAAAATGACCACCAAGAACAAACCAAACGAAACGCATGCCGAAATGATCGAGCGTCTTCGTGGCGTCCTAGCGAAGCTCAGGGAGAGATTCGATACGATGCCGTCCGGTGGAGGTGTAGGGCTGTTCCTGCAAATCAAAGATTTAGAGCGGCGTATTAAGCGGGAAGAGATCCATGCGCTGTCTGGGTACCGAACACCACGGCGGCCCGTCTCCGGAGGTGCTCCAGGTTCCAATCGACGGAAGTGATCTGCTTTCCGGATCAACCTGAGCGCAGGTTGATCTGGAGAGCATCCGGCCCGCGCAATGCGAGCCGGTATCTCTCTTCTTCTTGCACAGGCTGCGGTCGCTTACCCGCGAGGTTTTCACGATTGCCCGGGAGCGTGCCTCGGTCGGCTATTCATCGCTACTGGCCTCAATCTCGCTTGAGTGGCCTGTGCCCGGCACGGAATGTTGTCCGCTGCCGCCTACCGTTGCGCGGTAGGTCCGCTGGCTATGCATCGGCCAGCTCGGCGTCCATCTGGTTGTTAAAGAGCGCGGCGCTGAGGCCTTGACCAGCGGTGTGCGCCGGTGCATTAAATTAACCATCGGTAAATATAATCGTCAATACCGATGGTTAATTTATTTTTTCCAGGCATGAAAAAGCCCGCATGAAGCGGGCTCTTTGGAGGGGATGAGGTGGGGTTAGGCCACTGCCTTCCACCACTCGATGGTGCGATTCGCAAGGATATCGCTTGACGGTGCCTCGATCACGTCGATACCGGATCGCTGAAATCGATCAAGCTGACGTCGCGTCGCATCTTGGTGCTTAGTGAATTCGCTACGCGTCATCCCACTAGACTCCTGGGGCATCAACACGGACATTGAGGACAGCTTTCGATCCGAGTTGCTGGTAATCAGTAGCAGATCAGATGCTGCCTGCAGAAGGTTGTTCTCTACCACCAGAGGGCTTTTGTACCAGGCGGACACCACCGCGCCGGCCGCGCGCTCGCTCAGAAGAGGGATGTCTACGTCGATGGTCGCGTTATTGTGCAACTTCAGCCTATACGGTTCTGAGCAGATAATGCGTTCAGCATCGAGCGCCATCTTCTCGCGCATGATCTCGAAGAGAGTCTCACGCACCTTGTGATTGGAGCGATAGCGGAAGTTATGATTGCGTTGCTTCTCGGTGGGCATGCCCAGGGTAACGACATCGAAGAAGAACTCGTCGACCACGCTTTCAGCATCAGTGCCGGCTGCATAAAGCGACTGGCCTAGGCGTATAGTATCGCTCAACTCATCTGGTAGGTCAGCATGGTGAAGCCGGATCGTGTCTTCGATATCGACCATCAGATGGCTGAGGCTGGCGAGGTCGATGCGGTTGCCGTAGAGGCACTTGATGCGCTCGAACGTATCAAGCATTCGTACCTCGACCTTGCCAGCATACTGGAACAATACCCCGACATTGAGGTATTCGCCGGTGTCTTCATCCAGGCACGCGCTGATGGGGCGCCACACACCCTTGACACCCGACTGTTCGGCCCCGCTCAGGCGATCACGTAGTCTTGCAAGATTGCTCATAGGACCATGCCGGATTCTTTGGCGTATGCTGCTGGGTCATGCCGCGATTGCAGCAGGTGGATGATAGCGTCGATATCGATGTTGTCGAAGAACTCAGCCAGCACGGCGCGCGCCGCTCCTTCTCCGCGGTCTCTAAAGCCAACGGCAAACGCGTTGTATGCCATGATCATTTGGCTTTTCTTGGGTAGCTTTGCACTCCAGTTCGGCTCGTAGGAATCAATGAAGTTCCTCAACCGATTACCGGGCTGATGGCCGGACCCCAGCGAGCCTATGGCGCCAGGCTGCCAGTTCGGATAAACAAAGATGCGTCCATGGTCAATCAGCATCAAGTTGCCGTTGCTGGCGAGTAGATTGCCAGGGTGCCTATCCGAGTTCAGAAGCCAATCGTCGAAGGCGACGACCTTCGGAGTATCCTCTGCTTCTGCCAGATGCTTAACGAGTCGCCGCAACCGTCGCTGTTTCAGAAACTCGAGTTGCACGCCTTGCATGTGCTTCTGGACCAGGTTTGGGTAGACCATATCCTTTGTGAACCAGCAGAAGTAGTTTGGCTGTAGGCGCCCACGCCCGAGGCTTCTTAGCCCAGCAAGCGCTGACTCCGGGATCTGCTCCTGTTCAAGCAAGATGATGCCGGCAATCGTTGGCACTTTGAACCCGCATGCCTTCGCAAGAACGTAGCCAAGCGCCTCGCTGATCACTTCCTGGTTATCGACTGGCGTGCGCCGCACAGGGCAGTCGAGCATGTCCGGCAGGGGCTTGACATAGCACCTCACACTATCGCCATTCACGCGGATCTTTGCGCGGAAAAGGGGGCTGAGGCCGGTGACCTTTGGCGCCTTCAGCACCCCTGCAAATGCGTCACTGCTTAGGGTGTAAATCATCGTTCTGCAGCCTATCCCTTAGGCGTTTGTGGCTTCCTTGGCTGACGGTATCTTGGTCGCTGACGTGCTCGAAGCGTGCTGTTATTTGGTCTAGAAGATCTAGGTCAGCCTCCGAGAGGCGCCCGTCCCGTGCAGCCTGGTTGATGCGTTCTAGAACTGTTCTTGTGCGCGGAGATGCGAAATCCATCAGTGCTTCAGCGCGATCTGCATGCCCGCCACTGTTACCTGAGGAGAATGAGCCCTGACTTGAGGGAGATTGAACGGCACTAGCCATATCAGCGATTTCTTTGGCCAGGCGTTTGCTGAAACGCTCGACCGGCTCACCAAGCGCCCTGGACAGGACAGCAGCGAACTGGGCGTTCAAGGGGTTGATTCCCTTGAAGTAAAGGTTGACAGCAGCGGGGGTTATGCCCGCCATCTCAGCAATTTTCTTCTGACTGAGTTTGAGCTGGTTCTTTTTGGCCAGAAAAAGCTCATGCGCCGCGGTGCATTCGGCTATTCGGTCAGGAGGAAGGGCGCGTTTCTTCGTCATGCGGCAAGTGTTTACCAGCGGTTAACACAATGGAAGAAACCATCGGTATTGATTAAAACTAACCGATGGTTAATTATTGGTGCCGTCTGCAACCGCGGAGACGCACCCAATGAAACAGATTCCCCTTGAGGAATTTGCTACCGAGAAAGGCCAGGCCGAGGCCGCCAGGCTCCTTGGAATTACTCCACCTGCAATCAGCAAAGCGCTACGTGTCGGTCGTGCGGTGTTCGTTACGGAGCATGATGACGGTACTTTCACTGCTGAAGAGCTCCGCCCGTTTCCTTTCCAAGGGCATCAGAAATGGGCGTCCTGACATGACAGCCAACCGGAATGGTGGACTCGGCAGGGTGGCAGGCGGCCCTACCTTCACGCAGTCCCAGCTTGGCCTGGTGCTGCTCGCCAATCGCTGCGAGCCGGACAGCACTGAGCTGTTCCTCCGCGTCACCGCCCACGATCTGCCCGTCCAGTTCTACACGCCGCTGCACACCAGCCATGGACCCCGGATCGGGTTCCTCCATTTCACGCTGGGCTCAACGGAGGAGGTGGGGGGCGTCACGACAGGAACGTACGAACTATCTCGACTGCTCGAGGCAGATTGTCCATGCCCAGGTCCAGTAGTCGCGTTGTCAGGTGTTTTATGGAATCGGCGGGCAGTCCTCGAAGCGCTTGAACAAGCTGGGTTTTCTCCTCCGGCGTCACCTGCTGGTCACTCGCATTGGCGAGACGTAGCTCGATCATCTGGCGGAGAGAGTCCTCATGAAACTTGATCGTCACCGGCCCCAGGATTGCGCTCAGGCCGCCGTCATCTGCCAGAAAGTCGATCCCCTTGGCTGTGATTTCCGCGTACAGCAGTTCGCGGCCTTCACTCAAAAATTCCGAGATTTTTGCCCTTGCCAGGCCGTGCTCGTGCAGGTAGGCGCAGCAGGCGGTGAGCATCTTGGTGTCGTCGAAGAGATCGGAGAGCCCATCGGTATGTACCGGATTGGGATACGCGTCCGCCAAGCGGTCCAGAACGGCTTTCTGAGTCGTGCGATCGATTTTCAAGTTTTCAGCCTCCTCGGCCATCGCGCTGTAAGGGGAGCCAGGGATAGCGCGGTCATCCGTGCGTCATGGCGAAATGATCCTAACCGTGTGGGAGACGCAGTGCATGCGGAATGATTCGCACACCCTGATTTCCACGCTGCTCGGCGTGGTGAACCAATGGCGCCGCCGAGAGGGGTGGAGCCGCGAGACCGTCGTCCAGCACATCGTGGAGGCGCACGAGCGCATCCAGGGAGCGCTGGTCACCGGCATCGTCTTCGACCCGCCAACGCGCGATACAACCGAGCGGATGAAGGTCAACGCCGACCGCGTGTTCCGCTGGCTCGACGACGGAACCAAGGACACCAACCTGGTGCCGGCGAACTTCGTACCCAGCATCCTCGCGGCGCTGCCGACTGACCTGAAAGTCCAGGCCCTGGGCGACATCCTGACGCCGCTGGGCGTGTCGGTGCGCTTGATCGGCGGCGATGCCGGCCAGCGGCCGGAGGTGCTCTGCATGCTCCGGACACTCATCAAGGAGAACGGTGAGGCGCAGCAGGCCGTGGCCAACCTCGTCGACGGCGCTGATGACCAGGAACTGCAGGAGGCCCACCGGGAGCTCTCCGAATCCAGGGCGGCGACAGATGAGGCGCTGCGGATGATCGACCAGATGCGCCGGCCGCGCCTTGTTCAGGGGTAGCCGTGCCGTCCTTCCAGATCAACGACGAGGAGTGGGATGCGCTCTTCGACGAGCCGCATCAGCTGCTGAAGGTGTACTGCGCGATCCGGATGTTCATGGACTACAGGACCGGCATCGCTGGCGAAACCCGCCGCCTGAGCGAGCAGATGCTGATCGAGGTTTTGAGCATCCCGGCCTCACCTGGGCGTCCTGCGCACAAGGCGACCCGCAAGGAGGCCCGCTACACCATCGATGCGCTGGTGCGCCGCGGCATGGTCGAGCCTATGCCCAGCATCGGTCCTTTCGTTTTCCACATGCCGAAGGCCTCACGGGATCAATCCGTCTCGGAGAGGTGGGGCCAGAGGTTTGACCAAGGTGGGGCCAGACCTGGGGCCATAGGTGGGGCCAAGTATTTAGAGCCAGAAACCCCGGAACTACTGGGCTACAGCGAAGAGGTTGGAGCAGGTGGGGCCAGAGGTGGGGCCGGAGGTTCTCCCGAGGTGGGGCCAGAGGTGGGGCCTACATCCGGTCTTCCTCCGATACCTCCTCCGTCACGTAACGCGCGCGAGGCAGAGCCGGTATCTGGTGCTGACCGATTCCCGATGCACGAGGCCTGGGTGCCAAGTGCGAAGGGGTGGGCGGCAACGCTGGTCCGCAACGGAATTGGGACCTACCAGCTGCGCGACGACGAGCTTCTCGAATTCCGCAGCTACTGGATCAACCGCCCCGAGAAATACCAGTCCCAAGGCCAGTGGGAGCACGAACTGGCACAGAAAATCCGCCGCAACCAGCGCTTCGACCAGAACAGGAGCAGCTATGGAAACCAAGCAGGAAACGCCGAAGGCCAAGCCGGCCATCGTGCCGCAAAGCGCGGCCTCTCACATCGACAGGGCCCTCGCTCAGCCGTCGACCGCGTCAACGCAATCGTCGCCGCCAACGAGGCTGCCCGACAGGCTGCTGGAACGCCTCTGGGTGAAGATGACCGAGATGTACGGGCACCGCTGGACGTCGAGTTTTGGCGACAACCCGAATCCTGACGGCGCCTGGGCTACGGTGCTCCAGGGGCTGACCGGCCAGCAATTGGCCCACGGGCTCAACATGCTGACGTTCATGGGCAGCCGGTTCGACTGGCCGCCGGCGGCGCCGACATTCCGGGAACTCTGCTTGAGCGTCCAGCCGGAGTCGCTCGGTCTGCCGGACCACGACACCGCGTTCAACCAGGCTCTGGCGTGCCGCTACCGCCACCAGGTGGTCAAGGCCGCCGCCGAGGCCACCGGCGTTTTCGATCTGCGCACCGGCGAGGTGAACGACGATCGCCTCCGCAAGCGCTTCGGGTTCCACTACGCCGAGATGGTCCGGCGCTGGGCGAACAACACCCCGTTGAGCCAGCCCGTCGTCCACGCGATCGAGCATGACACCGGGAAGAGCCTGCTGGACCTGGCCGAGGATGAGGCCGAGCTGCAGCTCCGCCGGCGGATGCAGGCCCAGGGCCTGGATGGGCTCAGTGGCGCCCGGGCGCGGGAGCTGCTGCTGGCCAAGGTGCGCCGTGATGCATGACCTCCGTCCAGTGATGTTCACCGTGCCCGGCGAGCCCGTGGGGAAGGGGAGGCCGCGTATCGGCCGCGTCGGCGCCCACGCCAGGATGTTCACGCCGGCGAAGACGGCGGCCTACGAAGGCCTGGTAGCCATGGCTGCCCAGGAAGCGCTCGCAGGACGCCCCCTGATCGCCGGCCCCGTGCTCATCGAACTGCGGATGTTCCACCCCATTCCGCGGTCTTGGTCGAAGAAGCGCCAGGCCATGGCCTTGGTCGGCGAGGTCATGCCCACCGTGAAATGCGATGCCGACAACTGCCTGAAGGCGGTGTGTGACGCGCTCAATGGGGTGGCCTGGAAGGACGACACCCAGGTCGTCAACGTGATGCTGGCGAAGCGGTACGCCGAGGTACCGCGCGTCGAGGTGAAGATTGTTCCGCTGATGGCCCAGGGAGCGCAGCGGTGACCACAGAAAACCACAGGGGAGAGTCGAAATGAGACTGATCAGCGCGCGCCAGGCTTGGCACGACGCCTTCTACGAGAGTCGAAGCTCAGTGCTGGCGGTGGCGGCCGACAAGGCCGCGCTGGGCAAGAAGGGACGGGTCGCCAACGAGACGCACCCGGACCGCAAGGACACCAATGGGCGTAGCGCCCACATGCTGGCCGCCGGCCTGGTGCAAGCTGCCATCCGTTCGCTGCCGAAGCCGCTGCAGCACTTCGGCCACACGCTGTACTCGCCGCTGGCCACCGGTGACGACGTGGCGATTGCTCACGGCCTGGTGTGGATCGGCGCCGGCCTTGGCCAACTGACCCAGCGCCAGGGCGAGCGGGCTTACTGGATGGCGCTGGCGGCGATCAACTCGCATAAGCGCGCCGTCAATGGCCGCGACACGCTGCGCCCGGGCGAGGTCTGCCTGTTCATCGAGGAGCGTCTGGGCTGTCGGATCGACCCCAGCCATTGGGCGCGGGATTACGCCAGTACCTGGGAGCGGCTGGCGCGCCACGTCGACAAGCTGGATGCCCAGGCGCTGAGGCCGGTCGCCGAGGTGGTGGCGAAGCAGTGTGGCCTGCGGAAGGGGCCGGGCTGGCGCTGGCACCAGGTCGACCGCGATGTGGTGGCGGTGCAGCGCGCCGAGGCCTACGCCGAGTGCCGGGAGCATCACCAGAAGCGCCTGGCGGAACGTCTGCGCGGGATGTCGGACCAGGAGCTGGCGCGATGGGCGGCGAGGATGAGGTGGTACGGGGAGGCATACCGGGAGGAGTGGGGCGAGGACATCCTGGAATGCCCCAGTGTCCATCAGCGCTACCATGACCGCGTGGCGGCCTACTGGGCCCAGCGGGAGCGCCTGAAACGGGTCGCTTGACGATTTGGCGAGCATTTGGGTATCGTTTTGCCACTGTGCACAGTTACACCCGCACGGAAGAACACAGAGAAACCCGGCCATCGCGCCGGGTTTTTTGTTGCCTGAGGAAAGTCAAACCAGGGCGGCGCAACGCACGCAGCCCTTCTGCCTGAACACCTGGAGATCGCCCCATGTCCGAAGCCGGAGCTATCGCAGCAGCTGGCGCCGTCGGATTCGGCGGCGGCTACCTGCTCGGCATCGACGTCAATGCCCTGATCGGCGCCTTCGCGGGCGCCATGTTCTTTGTGGTCCAGGCCAAGGACCTGTCGGTGCTGACCCGCATCGGCTATTTCCTGGTGTCCTGGATCTTCGGTTACTACATCGCCGGCGAACTCGTCGGCAAACAGTGGGTGGAGACCTCCGGCCTAGTGGCTGGGATCGGCGCCCTGTTGTGCGTCTACGTGGGCATCAGCTTGCTTGAGTGGGTGCAGGGGGGGAAGACGCCTGGCTGGCTCCGCTTCTTCGCGGGCCGCTTCGGAGGTCGAGATGATCGCGATGGTCGGAATGGTTGATCCGTGGGCTCTGGTTGCTGCACTCATCTGCAGCGCCATCTGCATTCGCATCGCCAGCTACCGCCGGCAGGGTGCACGCTACCGTGCTGGCGTTTCGCTACTGGCCTACCTGCTGTCCGTGGGTTCGGGCTGCTACTCGCTGACCTTCTTCCTGGACATGCTGCGTGGCCACCCACACTACAGCCTGTCTCCCTGGCTGCTGATCATCCTGGCGGTGCTCGCCGTCCTGGTCTTCAAGGCGCGCGGCAACGTGGCGCGGATTGTTCGAATCGATTGGAGCGAGCACTGGGACGGGGCAGAGCGGAGGGGAAAGGGCCGCATCTGAGTGCGGCCCCTTTTTATCAAACGTTCCTCAGCGCGGCTTGGATGTTATCCGCAATGGCATTGAGGTCCTCGGAAGCGTCGGTGACAGTGCGATTCGTGGCGCCGGACAGCTTCACTGCCACTAATTCAGCTGCAGCAGCAACGGCGTGCGCCCGGCGGCATTGGGGATCGTTATGGCTCCATTCGGATGCATTGACGATGGACTGAGCGAGAGAAGAGAGAGACATCACAGCTTCCTTTTGTTGATGGTGAAAGACGAATGTGATGTCGAAATGGTGCCTTTCAAGCCCACGCTGAGAAAATAGTCTTCATCAAGGTGCGACCCGATGGCGCTGAACAAGAAGCGGCGCCTGTTCGTCGAGGAATACCTGGTCGACCTCAACGCGACGCAGGCAGCCATCCGGGCCGGGTACGCCAAGAAGCGCGCGGCCGAGATGGGCTACGAGCTGCTCCGCATCCCCGAGGTGGCCGAGGCGATCGCCCAGGCCATGGCCGAGCGGTCGAAGCGCACCGAGGTATCGGCCGACTACGTCGTCCGCCGCCTGCGCGAGATCGACGAGATGGACGTGCTCGACATCCTCGAGGACGACGGTTCGTTCCGGTCGATCCGCGACTGGCCCCGGGTCTGGCGCCAGTTCCTGTCCGGCATCGAGATCGCCGAGCTGTTCGAGGGCCGCGGTGACGACCGCCGCATCGCTGGCGTGCTCCGCAAGGTCAAGTGGCCGGACAAGCTCCGCAACCTGGAATTGCTGAGCCGGCACGTCGGCACCGAGTCGGCTGCGCTGGACCTTGAGTTGAAGCGCCTGGACGTGGCGAAGAAGCGCGCCGAACTGAAACTGCTGGAGAGCCCCGACGACGAAGCGCCGCCAACCAGCGTCGCGGTGACAATCATCGATGCGAGGGTGCGCGATGCCGACGCTGAATAGGCCCCAGGCGAAGTTCCTGGCGCTTCCGCACAAGTTCTGCGGCTTCGTGGCCGGGTTCGGCTCTGGCAAGACCTGGGTGGGCTGCTCAGGCCTCGCCCAACACGCTTGGGAGTGGCCGCGCATCAACGCCGGCTACTTCGCGCCGACCTACGCCCAGATCCGCGACATCTTCTACCCGACGATGGAGGAGGTGGCTTTCGACTGGGGGCTGCGGACCAAGATCAACCAGGCGAACCACGAGGTTCACCTCTACAGCGGCAGCGCCTACCGCACGACGATCATCTGCCGCTCCATGGAGAAGCCGCAGACCATCGTCGGCTTCAAGGTCGGCCGGTCCTTGGTGGACGAGCTCGACGTACTGTCGCTGATCAAGGCCCAGCAGGCCTGGCGCAAGATCATCGCGAGGATGCGGTACAAGGTGGATGGCCTGCGCAACCGCGTCGACGTCACCACCACCCCGGAAGGCTTCAAGTTCGTCTTCCAGCAGTTCGTGAAGCAGTTGCGCGAGAAGCCGCACCTGCAGGACCTGTATGGACTGGTACAGGCCAGCACCTACGACAACGAGGCGAACCTGCCGGACGACTACATCGATTCGCTGATGGAGTCGTACCCGCCGCAACTGATCGCGGCGTACCTGCGCGGCCAGTTCGTCAACCTGACGTCGGGCACCATCTACACCGCCTACGATCGCACTCTCAACGCCTCGCAGGAGACGGTTCAGCCAGGCGAGCCGATATTCGTGGGTATGGACTTCAACGTCGGCAAGATGGCCGCCGTTGTGCATGTGAAGCGATTGGGACTGCCGCACGCGGTCGACGAGATCGTCAACGGGTACGACACCCCGGACATGATCCGCCAGATCAAGGAGCGGTTCTGGCTGTACGCCGACGGCGAATATCGCCCTACACGTCAGATCAGGATCTACCCCGACGCCTCCGGCGACTCGCGCAAATCGGTACGGGCCAGCGAGACCGATATCGCGCTGCTCAAGCAGGCCGGCTTCGTCGTCTCGGCGCCCGCCGCCAACCCACCGGTCAAGGACCGGATCAACTCCATGAACGCCATGTTCTGCAACGCCAAGGGCGAGCGGCGGTATCGGGTCAACCCCGACCGGTGCCCGACCTATGCCGACGCCCTGGAACAGCAGGTGTGGGGCACAAACGGCGAGCCGGACAAGTCGGCCGACATCGATCACCCCAACGATGCTGCGGGCTACTTCATTCACAAGGAATTCCCGGTCGAGCGACCTGCGGCCGTTGTTACCACCCTGAGGTTCTGACCATGAGCGATTCCGTTTGCCAGTGCTGCGCTGCTGTCGAGGAGATGCGCGAGCACTGGAAGCTGATCGATTGCATCAAGGGTGGCACCTCGGCCATGCGCGAGGCGGGGGAGGTGTATCTGCCCAAGCGGCAGCTCGAGACGAGGGAGGACTATGAAGCGCGGCTGAGGCTGGCGACGCTGCACCCCGCGTTCGAGGAAACGGTCGGCGCCATGGTGGGGCGAGTGTTTGCGAAGCCGGTCGTGATCGGCGATGACGTGCCGCAGGAGATCGCCGACCTGCTGACCGACGTGGATACGGAGGGACGTGACCTGCAAGTGTTCGCCCAAGACTGGTTCCGCGGCGGGCTGGAGTATGGCCTGAAGTTCGCCCTGGTCGAGATACCGCAACGGCCAGAGGATCTGCCGAACACACGACAGGCTGAGCAACAGGCCGGCTTCAGGCCCTACGGGGTGCTGATCGAGCCTGGCCAGGTGCTGGGATGGAAGACCGGCAAGGTTGCTGGTATCGACAGCCTGACCCAGTTCCGCTTCCGGACGTGCCGGGTGGAGGAGGTGGACGAGTTCACCGACGAATCCGTTGAGCAGATCCGCGTGATCGAGCCCCACCGGCATCGAGTGTTCGAGGAGGGCAAGGACGGGTGGGAGATGGTATCGGACACGCCGAACACGCTCGGCTTCATCCCCTTGGTGCCGTATTACACCGCGCGTACCGGGTTCCTCATGGCAAAGCCACCGCTGCTCGAACTCGCCCACCTGGTGGCGAAGCACTGGTGGCTCCAGTCCTCCCTGGACAGTCTGGTTGATGTCGCCTGCGTGCCGATCCTGGTGATGACTGGCGTCGACTCCGGCGACGAACTGGCCATCGGCGCGCGCTCCGCGGTGAAGTTGCCTCGGGAATCCGACATGAAGTACGTCGAGCACACCGGCGCCGCCATCAAGACCGCGCGGGAACAACTTGACTCACTGCAAGAGGAGATGCGGCAGGCTGGTGCGAAGTTGGTGGAGAAGTCCACCCAGGTCATGACGGCGAAGCAGTCTGGCGAGGAGTCGGCGAAGGAGACCAGCAAACTGGCGATGATGTGCCAGGGCCTGCAGGACAGCCTGGTGCTGTTCCTGTCGTACTTCTCCCTCGCACTGAACAACCGCGCCGAGGGCGGCACCGTGCAGCTCCAGCCGAATCTCGACCCGGATTATGCTCCGGCCGAGACCATGGGTGTGCTGCAGCGCATGCGTGACGGCGGCTCGTTGTCAGACCAGACCCTGTTCAACGAGGCCCAGCGCCGCGGCATGCTTGCCGAGGACCTGGACTGGGAGTCGGAGCAGGAGCGGATCCGCAATCAGGAGCCTGCGATATGACTCGCTTGGAGGTGCTGCTGGCGGAGTTGTATACCGACCATGGTATCGACCTGATCAGGACCACGGCGGGTATGTCGAAGGAAGTCGAGGAGAAGATCACCGAACTCGCCGAGGAGTTGGTGAAGCTGCTGCAGGGCCGCCGGTTGCCGCTGAAGAACGTCAAGGAGGTCAACGCGATCCTCGACGAGGCGGCCAAGGCAATCAAGGCGCAGTACACCGAGATCGCTGCGGCGCATGATGCCAACCTGCGGCAACTCGCGGTCATCGAAGGAGGCTTCGCGTCGAGCTCAGTCAACAGCCTGGTGAGCCGGCCAATCATGCTCGGCGTCGGCAAGAACCGACTCAGCGCTGTGGTTGCGAATACGCTCATCGAGGGCGCGCCGACCAAGCAATGGTGGCTCAAACAGGCTGCGGATGTGTCGTTCCGGTTCGCCGGTGTGGTGCGCAATGGCTTCGTGAACGGCGAGACTACGGAACAGATGGTCACCCAGATCGTCGGCCGCCGGGCTCGGGGCGACCAACCGCCGGTGAAGGGCTTCATGGATGTCAGCAAGCGCGCGGCCCGGACCTTGGTCCACAACAGCGCCCAAGCGGTGGCCAATGGCGCCAGGATGGAGGTCTACAAGGCCAATTCTGGCGAGAATGGACCGGTGAAAGGGTATCGCCAGCTCAGCACATTGGACTCGCACACCACTGAAATCTGCATGGTCTACGACCAGAAGACTTGGGATCTGCAGTTCAGGCCTGTGGGGCACTCGTTGCCGTACAAGCAAGGTTGCCCGCGGCACTGGGGGTGTCGCAGTGCCACTCTGCCTTGGCTCAAGACGATGCGTGAGTTGGGTGTCGACGTCGACGAGGTGAAGAGCACCAGGGCGTCGATGGACGGCCAGGTGCCGGCCAGTCTGAACTTCGAGACATGGCTCAAGGGTAAGTCGAAGGCCTTCCAGGACGAGAAGCTGGGGCCCGGTCGCGCCGACCTCTGGCGCCGAGGCGTCATCACCTTGAGCGACCTGTTGGACCAGCGGGGCAACCCGCTGAGCCTGGCTCAACTTAGGGAGTCAGTCGGAGTTCGCTAACCTGCTGCTCTCGCAGGAGTGTCGTAGCTTATCGAACTCGCCCATCTGCTCTCGGTACTGCTGGGGCCAGAGCCTGTAGCCAGCCAATGCTGCTCGGATCGCTGTTTCCTGCTGCCCTGGCGTGCTTGCAGTCATTCCCTGTCGTGTCAGCTGCGCGATGGTCAGGGCTGCAAGGGCGAGCTCGGGAGGGGCATACGCATTCACCTCGAAAGCGGCCCGGATGATCTCCTTGCCCGCATTGTTGAAGGATTGCTGATCGTTTTCGACCGACGCTCCAATCAAGCCCCCCAGTGTTCCAAAGAGCCGTTCGCCAACCTCACGTAGTTTCGCCTCCTGGGTATCGATGCGCTGAATACAACTTTGGATTGCAATTTGTTCGATAGAGCGATCGCTCGATTTCGTCGCTATCAACTGGCCACCCAACGCGGCAGATCCCCCTATGGCTGCTGCAATCAAGGGGCTCAGTGCATTCCATAGTGAGTTCGTGGTGGTGCTCATCTTGAGTTCCATTTGCAATCGGTAGGAAAGCATCAAATTACAACCTACGACCTGCCTTGGCGGGTTTTTTTATGCCTGCGTTTCGGATGGAGCGGGGCGCCTTCCGGGCCGGATGGCCCATCGCAATGGCCGGATGGCCGGAGAAAGACGAGATGAAACTGAAGACTGTCGAAGTCGAAGGCAAGCAATACGCCGAGGTCCAGGATGGCAAGCCGGTCTACGTGGAAGATGACGGTAAGGAGATCGCTTTCGATGCGGTCGGTACCCGAGCCACCATCACCCGCTTGAACGGAGAGGCCAAGCAGCACCGTGAGCGGGCGGAGAAGGCCGAGAAGATCGCAAAAGACTTCGAAGGCATCGAGGACCCGGCCGCAGCGCGTAAAGCCCTGGAAACCGTCGCCAACCTCGACGCGAAGAAGCTGGTGGATGCCGGCGAGATCGAGAAGGTGAAGGCTGAAATCGGCAAGGCCTACGACACCAAGCTGACCGAGGCCACCACGCGCGCGGAGCAGTTGGAGCAGCAGCTCTACGCCGAGAAGATCGGCGGCAGCTTCTCCCGCTCGAAGTTCGTGGCTGACCGCCTGGCTGTTCCGGCCGACATGGTGCAGTCCGTGTTCGGTAAGCACCTGAAGATCGAGGACGGCAATGTCGTCGCCTACGACGCCCACGGCAACAAGCTGTACAGCAAGGCCCGTCCCGGCGAGGCCGCCGACTTCGATGAAGCGCTGGAGATTCTCGTCGACCAGTACCCCTACCGCGACCAGATCCTGAAGGGCTCTGGCCACTCCGGCGGCGGAACGCCCCCGGGCGGCAAGCCCTCCGGCAGCACGGCCAAGTCGCTCGCCGACTGCAAGACCGAGGCCGAGAAGGTCGCCTACCTCGAAACGATCAAGTAAGGAGGCCACATGGCTTTCGATCTCGCTGTATTCAACAAGCAGACCTACACGGCTCTGACCGAAACCGTCGCCCAGGCGATCGACAAGTTCAACCAGGCATCCGCCGGCACCATCGTTCTGCAGAACGCGCCGGCGCAGGGCGACTTCGACATCAAGGCCAGCTTCAAGCTGATCGCCAATCTGGTGCGCCGCCGCAACGTCTACGGCAACGGCGACGTGGCTGCGACTCGTCTGACGCAGTTGCTCAACGCCGCGGTGAAGGTCGCCGCCGGCACGCCACCGATCGAGTATGAAGCGGCCCAGTACAACTGGGTGTTGCAGAACCCGGCGTTGGCGGCCCTGACCATCGGTGAGCAACTGGGTAAAGCACGGGTCGCGGACATGCTGAACACCGCCATCCGCGGCGCGGTGGCTGCAATCAGCGGTCACTCCGACGCGACCCATGGCAGCGCCACCGAGACCGCAACCTTCCGCACCCTGAACAAGGCGGCGTTCAAGTTCGGTGACCGCGCCAACGCCATCGCGGCCTGGGTGTTCCATTCCAGCGTGGTCAGCGATCTCTACGACAACGCTCTTGCGAACGCCGAGAACCTGTTCACCTACGACGGCGTGAACGTGATGCGCGACCCGTTCGGCCGTCTGTTCGTGGTGACCGACGCCGACTCGCTGATCGTGCCGGCGGGCGCCGACCCCGAGGCCAACCCAGCTTCGTTCCGCTCCCTGGGCCTGGTGCAGAGCTCGGTACTGGTGACCGGCAACAACGACTTCGACGCCGTTCTGAACCGCACTACCGGCAAGGAGAACCTGGGTTCGGTCTACCAGGCCGAATGGAGCTACAACCTGGGCGTGCTCGGTTACACCTGGAAGACCGGTACGGGCGGCGCTTCGCCGAACGATACCGCGATCGGCACCGCGGCGAACTGGGAGCGCACCGCCACCAGCGTCAAAGACACCGCCGGCGTTCTGGTGCTGAGCAAGTAGCCGCAGAGGGGCCGCCAGGCCCCCTTTTCATGAGGTGGACAATGACCAAGAAGATTCTGTGGTTCGTAGCTGGCCCGGCTACCTCGGACCAGATGGAGTTCGCCCAGCGCAATGGGCTGACGATTCGGGATCCGCTCGCCTATCGCCAGGGTGACTTCCTCGAACAGGCCGATGCGGTGGCCGGCGAGGTGCCGCGGGCATACTCGGTGGCCTACGACCTGATCGAACTGCAAACCAACGGTGCTGCGAAGGCTCCGGGCATCCATGACGGCGAGCCCACCCTCGACGAAATCAAGGCTGACCTGAAGGCCCTCGGCGTTGCGTTCGACGGGCGCGCAGGCAAGGCTGCGTTGGCGAAACTGCTCGCCGAAGCGAAGGCGGCCCAGGAGCCCTCGCCGTTGAACGCCGAGCAGGTGCTGGCGCGTCTCGTTGAACTGGGTGTCGAGGTGCCGGAAGGCGCCACGCCCGATTCGCTGCGCGAGCTCCTGAAGGCGACCGAGGAGAAAGCCAATGGCGGTGATGACTGAGGGTGACAGCGCCAACAGCTACGTCTCCGTCGACCAGGCTACCGAGTATCACGCTCAGCGCGGCAATGCTGCCTGGGCGTCGGCCTCCAATGACAGCCGCTCCTCGGCACTGATCAGGGCGACCGACTACATCGACCGCAGCTATCAATTCCGAGGCTCGAAGGTCGACCCGGACCAGCCGCTGGAGTTTCCACGCACCGGCCTGGCCTGGCCGAACCGGAAGCTGCAGGCCGCAACGTGCGAACTGGCCCTGCTGGCTCTCGACGGGCCGCTGGACACGGTACAGCAGGCCTCCGCTGTGAAATCCGAGACGGTGGGGCCCCTCACCACGGTCTACGCCGATCCGGTGAACCAGGGGCAGCCGCGCTACGTTGCAGTGGATCGGCTTCTGGAGGCGCTGACAGTAGGCGGCGGCATGTTCAACGTCAGGGTATCGAGGATGAACTGATGGCTGATATCTACGACCGTTCCCGGGCGATGGCCATTCGTATGCTGGCACCGCGGAGTAAGGGCGGTAGGGGGCTTGAGCTACACCTGACCAAGTTCGAGCAGGGCGAGTACGACCCGGCGACCGGTGGAAGTCCAACCATCGAGCGCCGCTTCGATGGTTCCGGCATGCGCCAGGACTACGACGTGCGGGTTATCGACGGCTCGCTGATCCAACAGGGTGATGTCGAGATCATCATGTCACCAGTGCAGCTCGGGGGGCAGGACATGCCGGCGCCGAGGAACGGCGACCGTATCGAGTTCGACGGCGAGGCCTTCAAGGTGGTGACTGCGAAAGCCTGGAATTATGCCGGCCTGGACATCGGCTTCGTCGCGCAAGCGAGGAGGTAGCGCATGGCCCGTGGCTCTCGCATGCGTCAACGCTACTCGGGGCGCCAGGGCAGCTTCGCTGCAGCGGTGGCGCAATTCCGCGACCAAGCCTTGGCTGCCGGCGATGCGATCTACCAGCGGATCATGTTGGACCTGTCGGTCAAGGTGATCGAGAAATCTCCAGTCGGTGACCCGGAGCGGTGGGCCGCGAACGTCGCCTACCGCCAGCGAGCGAGTGCTGCGGCGGACCGCTACGACGAGAACGTTGCGATTCGCAACACCCTGATCAACCTGAATCCGAGCAACTTCACCAGGAACGGGAAGCTACGTCGAGGCGTGAAGCACGCGAAGCCGCTGACCAAGGCGGAGCGTGACCAGAACTTCGACGTCAACGGGATGGTGGCCGGGCGCGGGTATGTTGGCGGGCGCTTTCGGGCCAACTGGCAGTTCAGCATTGGCACGGCCGCACCGGGGGAGATTGATGACGTCGACCCGACTGGCAGCAAGGCAATTTCTGCAGTGACCGCTGGGGTCCAGCCGCTGAAGCTCGGTGATACCGCCTATCTGGTGAACAACCTGCCGTATGCGGTACCGCTCGAGTATGGGCACTCCAGCCAGGCGCCGGCTGGCATGGTCCGGGTGACCATCGCTGAATTCCAGCAGATTGTGGAGGCCGCCGTCAGGGCGAACCAGGCATGAGTCACGAGATCATTCAGCAATTGTTCGAGGCTCGCCTGGACGTCTGGGCGAAGGCCAAGGGTATCCCGGTCGCGTACCCGAATGTGACGTTCGAACCGACGCCGGGTGCCATCTATCTGCGCTGCTTCACGCTGCCCGCTGGCACTACCAGTAGCGACTTGGGCGGCTACCACCGGGGCTTCACAGGTGTGTTCCAGATCAGCATCGTGGTCCCAGGCGGGCAGGGCACCGGCGTTGCCGCAGACATCATCGCAGGGTTGGGTCAGCAGTTCCCTCTCTACAGCGAGTTGTCCCGCCCCGGTTTCTCTGTGCAGGTGGTGAGCCCCCCAGCGCCGGGACCCTGGATATCGGGGGACATCGCCGATACCAAACCAGTCTCCATCGGCTATCGCGCCGACATCTTCTGATCGCCCGCATGGGCACACCAGCACCCGCCATGAGCGGGTTTTTTCATTTCCACACGAGGAAAACTCCATGTCCGCAAGCCTCCCCAACGGCGCGCTGCTGGCCATTGCTGCCACCTACGGCCCGGCTATTCCGATTACCGCTGTCTCCAACGCCAAGCCAGCGGTTGCTACCGCAGATGCTCACGGCCTGCTGGTCGGTGACGTCGTGTCGCTGGTGTCCGGCTGGACTGGCCTGAACGGCCGAGCCGTCAAGGTCGCAGTTTCCACCGAGGACACCTTCTCCCTGGGCAATATCGATACCACCGATGTGATCCGCTACCCGGCCGGCGGCGGTATCGGCTCGGCGAAGAAGGTCCTCACCTGGCAGCAGATCCAGCAGGTGATGAACCCGACCACCTCCGGCGGCGAACAGCAGTTCGTCCAGTACCAGTACCTCGAGGACGATGACCAGCGCCAGTTGCCTACCTTCCGCAACGCTCAGTCGTTCTCGATGCCGATCGCCGACGACCCCAACTTGCCGCAGTGGGCGGTGATTGAGGCGGCGGACCAGAGTAAAGCGCTGCAGGTGATCCGCCTGACGCTGCGCAACGGATCGGAGGTTTTCTACAACGGCTACGTCTCGGTCAGCGACACCCCGACCCTGAACGTCAACGAAATCATGACCCGGACCCTGACCATCGCTCTCGATGGCCGCCCGGTTCGCTACAACCCGGCCCCCTAAGGAACTGTCATGGCGAAGAAGTTCAGCATCGCGCAGGCGCCCACCTTCGAATCCAGTGTGGAGATTCCCCGCCTCGGCGGGGAGTCCATCAAGGTGCCATTCACCTTCAAGTACCTGGATCGTGAAGCGCTGGCCGACCTCTACAGCAGTTGGGGAGAGCGGTTCGAGCGCCTGGTCGAGGAGACTCGCGAGCAGTCTCTGGAAGCGTTCACCACGGCTCAGATCGACCTCCAGGTCGAGCAGGTACAAGCCGTTGTGGCCGGGTGGGGGTTCGACGAGGCGTTCACCGAGGCCAACGTCCGGCTGCTGGTGTCCTCCCTGGTCAGCGTGCCCGAGGCCATCCTCGAGGCCTACCAGAGCGCCTACAGCAGAGGGCGCTTGGGAAACTGAAGCGCGCCGCACAGGAACTCTATCGGCCTGTAGCCAGCCCCCAGGAGCTGGCGCAGTTCGGATTGTCTCCAGATGACTTCGACGAAAGCGACGAGCAGATGGAGCTTTGGCCCTGCAACTGGACGGCATTCATCGTCTTCGAGGCGATGAGCACCCAGTGGCGGGCTGGCATGTGTGGTGCAACAGGCCTGGACTACACCGCATTGCCGGTGGTGATGCAGATGTGCGGCGTAGCCGCTGGTGAGCAACCCGCGGTATTCGCGGATATCCGGGTGATGGAAGACGCCGCTCTGCGGACCTTCCGCGAGCAGAGGGAGTCGGGATGAGCAACTTCGCCGAACTGGGCATCAAGGTCGATTCGAGCCCGGCCGTAAAGGCGGCCGAGGACCTCGACAAGCTGGTCGACTCCGCCGATCAGGCCGAACAGGCAATCGACAACCTATCCGACGCCAGCAAGGGCCTCGAGCAGGCCACCAAGGGAGTGTCGCGCGCGGAGGAGAACGCTGCCCGCAGTGTCGACAAGGCGGCCGGTGCGCGTGAACGCCAGACTGCTGCCAGCCGGAAGGTATACGACAGTGCCGCTGGCGAGATATCCATCATCAGCCAGTTGGAACGGGCGCTCTCCGGCAACGTCGCCAATATCGACGATCTGATTCGCGCCGAGAGCTTGCTCGAGCGGGCGCGCAAGGCCGGCCTGACCACGCTGCAGGACGAAGCGCAGTATCAGGATCGCCTGGGTGCGGCCTATGACCGGTTGCAGAAGGCGGAGACCAAGGAGTCCGCCGAGAAGCAGCGCCTGGTTGCGGCGCAGAACCGGCAGATCGAAGCGATGCAACGCACGGTCAACAGCATCGATCCGGTGACCGCCGCGTTGGCCAGGCTTGAGAAGCAGGAAGCCGCGTTGCGTGGGCTGCGCGCCGCCGGCGGGCTGGATGACGCCGGATTGGCCGCCGGCCTGGAGAAGATCGCGGCGAAGCGGCGGGACATCGAAGGGACCGGCGGCGCGATCAACAAGCTTGGGCTGACCAGCAAGGAAGCGCGCGAGAACGTGCTGCAGTTGGGTAACGCCCTCTCCACCGGTAACTGGCGGGTCGCCGCCCACAACATCGCCGAGATCGGTGTGAACGCCGGCGGCGCCGCGTCTGGTGTGGTTGGTGTCTTGGCACCAATTGGGCTACTGGCAGCGGCGATCGGTGGCTTGAGCGTCGCTTATCTTACTGGACAGCGCCAAGCTGATGATTTCAACAAGGCGATCATCAGCACTGGCAATGCCTCTGGACTGACAGCTCAGCAACTGACCGACATGCTCGGCCGACTTGGCAAAAGCGGAAACTTCTCAGAGGCGTCTGAGGCCCTTCTGGCGCTGGTTCGGTCAGGGCGGCAAGTAGGAAGCGCTTTCGAGGATGTCGCGCGCGCGGCTACGGAGATGTCTGCCGTAACCGGGCGGAGCGCTGGGGACATCGCAACTGAACTGGCAGGTGCCAAGGGTAAGGTTGCGGATTTGGCGGCTGAATACAACCGCCAGTACCACTTCATGAACGTCGACACCTTCGCTCAAATCGAAGCTCTGGAGCGGCAGGGGCGTTCAATGGATGCCCTGAAGCTGCTTGCAGGGACGCTGGCCTCGGAGATGAGCGCTCGAAACCGAGAGATTGAGGCGTCGACCCGCGGAATAGTAAAAGCCTGGGACGATGCGACGAAAGCTGTAAAACGGTATTGGCAGGAGCTGAAAAGCCGGACCGCTGCAGATCCGGAGACATTCAAGCTTCAGGTTTTGCAGGGCCAACTGGAGGACTCACGGAAGCTCCCGGATTCCACGCTGAACCGGAAGAACATTGAGTTCCTCGAAAAAGAGATTGCCTTGCTTCAGAAGCGGATCAGCGTCCGTGAGGAAGGGCGACGGGCTCAGGCAGAAGGTCAAGAGGACCAAGATAGCTTCATCCAGGCTAGCAAGGACCTGAATGCTCAGCTTGATAACGTATCGCCTGCGAAGAAGCGGGCAGCAGCCATTCGCGAGCTCAATGCGCAGTTTCTTGAGCTGCTGAAATCATCGGAACGGCTTGGTAAGAGAAGCCCTCTGCTCGAGGGGGTTCAGTACGATGGGCGTTCTTTCTCTGGCGGTGCGTACGACCAACTGCGCAAGGGGATTGAGGAGCGCCTGAAGGACCAGAAGGGCTCCGCCGGTTCGGTGGACCTACGTGCGGCCAACACCGCGAAGAACAGCTTGGCCGAGATCACCGCGACCTACCGTAACGCGCAAAAGGAATTGGAGGCGTCCCAACGCGCAGGCGTGATCAGCGCGGAAAGCTACGCGCAGCAGCGCATCTCGATCATCCGGCAGGAGCGGGATGAGGTAACTCATGCCTACGAGCGTGAGATCGCAGCGCTGGAGACTGCCAGGGCGAAGCAAGGAACCTCGGCTGCCCAGCGAATCCAGCTCGACCAGAAGATCGCCGACTCCAGGACGGCGCTGGTCAAGGCGCAGCAGGACGCTGATTCACAGCTCAACCAGATCGAACTCAGCGAGCAAGGACGGCTACGGCGACAGGAGCAGTCGGTGCAGCGCTATACGCAGGCGCTGCAGGCGCAGGTCGATGCGTTGCGCCTGGAGGGCGAGCGCGCTGCGGCCGGTGTCAGCATGGGCGGACGAGAGCGGTCCCGCTTCGAGCAGTTGAACAGTCTCGACGACCGCTACAACCAGCAACTGATGGACCTGGAGAACCAGCGCTCCGATCCCAGTCGGCAAATGTCGGACGAGGAGTACGAGAAACGTCTGGCTGCGCTCAGAAAGGCGCATCAGGACCTGCGAGACACCGTGGTCAGCAACTACGACCAGATGACCGCTGCCCAGTCAGACTGGAGCAACGGAGCGAGCGGAGCCTGGAACGACTATCTCGAAAGTGCCAGGAATGTTGCTGGGCAGACGCATGATCTTTTCACCAACGCGTTCCGCGCCATGGAGGATGCAGTCGCTACCTTCGCCACGACCGGCAAGTTGTCGTTCTCCGACTTCGCCAAGAGCATCCTGGCCGACATGGCGCGGATTGCAACGCGCGCCGCTGCCTCGCAGGCCCTTTCGTCCCTCTTCGGCGGCTTCTTCGGCGGTGGAAACGCTGCAGCACAGTCGGGCGTCGACAATCTGGTGAGCAACAGCGGGCTGTTCGCCAACGGTGGTGCGTTCGCCGGCGGGGTGCAGATGTTCGCCACTGGCGGGGCCTTCACCAACAGCGTGGTCAGCACGCCAACCGCGTTCGGCATGAGCGGCGGCCGTATGGGTGTGATGGGCGAAGCGGGGCCAGAGGCCGTGATGCCGCTGACCAGAACCTCGTCCGGGGCCCTCGGTGTGCGCGCTATGGGCGGCAGTAGCTCGCAGATCAACGTCGAGGTGAACATTGCCTCGGATGGTTCGGCCAACGTCTCCAGCAGCCAGCCTGGCCTGGACCAGTTCGGTCGCGACATCGGGACGTTCGTCGAGCAGAAGTACCGACAACTCCTGGCGCGTGATCTGCGGCGTGACGGTGCGATCGGCCGCGCCATCAACGGGTAGGGCACATGGCAATCGAAACCTTCACCTGGGCCACCGAGAGCGGTGGCGAGGGCGACATCACCTTCGCCACCAGGTCCGCGCAATTCGGTGACGGCTACAAGCAGTTGGTGAGCGAAGGCCTGAACAGCAAGTCCCAGAGCTGGCCGGTTTCCATCACCGGGCCGGCGGCGACCAGCAAGGCCGCGATGGACTTCCTGGACCGCCACACCGGAGCGCGTGCATTTCTCTGGACGCCGCCCCTGGGCGGCCTGGGCTTCTACACCTGTGCGGGCTACCGGCCCGTCAACCTCGGCGGCCGGGTCTACCGGCTGACCGCGACCTTTGAACAGGCATTCCATCCATGACACTGATCACCGATATCCAGAAGCTGGAGCCCGGCGGCGAGGTCGTGCTGTTCGAGCTTGACGGCAGCGACTTCGGCGCCGACGTGGTCCGGTTCCACGGACACGCTATCCCGCACAGCCCGCAGGAACTGGCCGCCGCCGGTGCCAAAGCCGACCAGTTACCGGCGAAACCGATCTGGTGGCAGGGCCACGAATACGCGGCCTGGCCGGTGCAGATCGAGGGCATCGAGGCGAACAGCGATGGTACTGCGGCGCGGCCGAGCTTCACCGCCGGCAACGTCAATGGCCGGATTACGGCGCTCTGCCTGGCGTTCGAGGACCTGCTCCAGTTCCGCCTCACCATCCGGACGACGCTGGCGAAATATCTGGACGCGTCGAACTTCCCTGGCGGCAATCCCGACGCTGATCCCTCCCAGGAGATCGTCGAAATCTGGTACTTGGACCAGAAAACCAACGAGGACGGCCAGTACGTGGCCTGGGAACTGGCCTCGCCAGGTGACGTTGGCGGCGAGCAGGTCGGTCGGCAGATGACGACTCTTTGCCACTGGGCGATGACGGGCGGGTACCGCGGGCCCGACTGCGGCTACACCGGCCCGTACTTCGACATCGACGGCAACCCCACCGATGACCCAGCCCGGGACGAGTGTGATGGCTGCCTGGGCACCGGTTGCATCCCGCGCTTCGGTGAAGGCAACCAACTGCCCTTCGGCGGCTTCCCTGCCGTCTCGATCATCGCCAGGAGCTGACCATGCTCAAGCACATCCTGTCTGCCGTGCAGAAGCACGCTGCGGCAGAGTATCCGCGCGAGTGCTGCGGACTGATCATCCGTTCTGGCCGGAGCCAGCGATACGTTCCCTGCGAAAACACCGCTGCCGACGCCGGCGAGGAGTTCCGCATCGCACCGGAGGCGTATGCAGAGGCAGAGGATCAGGGAGAGATCGTCGCCGTGGTGCACAGCCACCCCGATGCCACCAGCCGACCGAGTGCCGCAGATGTCGCGATGTGCAACGCCTCGGGCCTGACATGGCACATCCTGAGCTGGCCGGAGGGCGACCTGCGTACCATCGAGCCCGTCGACCAGGTGCCGCTGCTCGGACGCGCGTTCGTGCATGGGGTGCAGGACTGCTGGCAGGTCTGCTCGGACTGGTACCAGAGGGAGTGGGGCATCGAGTTCCCGCACTTCGAGCGTGCCGATGGCTGGTGGGAGCGGGCAGACGGTCCAAGTCTCTACGAGCAGCGGTTCGAAGGGGCCGGCTTCGTCCGGGTTGATCGGCCGCAGCGCGGCGACATGATCGTAATGTCAGTGGGACGCACCGCGCACCCGAACCACGCTGGGATCTACCTGGCGGACGACCCATCACTACCTGGCGAGGATGCGCAGCACTTCGGCACCGGGCCGTTCCTGTTGCATCACCTGTATGGGAAGCCCTCAGAAATCATCGTGTTCGGCGGGCCGTGGCTCGACCGGATGCGACTGGTTCTTCGGCACCGGTCCATGATGATCTGATCAGTGGTATCTTCTGCCGGTCTAACAGGGAGCGGAATTTATGCGAATTGTGGCTGTTGGAGCGGCACTTTTGTTGCTGGCTGGATGCTATTCACCATCTGACCTGATGAAGGGTCAGCCTGGGCTGGTTGTTGCGTCCACGAAGTCAGCCAAGGCTTTTGCCCTATGTGCGTTCCCGCTCTGGCAGGAGCACAGCTCAGGGGCAACGATGAGCGAAACTGAAGCTGGATATCGTCTTGTAAACGGGTTTGGACAGCAAACCGACGAGGTTCTAGATATCCGCCAAACCCGAACTGGCAGCGTTGCGAAACTGTATCAGCGTGTCGCCTGGTCACAGATTGGGCGAGGTGATATACGAAAATCTTTGTATGACTGTAGATAAAACAGGCATTCGGATAGTCATGCGGGTTGGATTAAAGATTAAAGGCTTCTGATTCTTGCTTAATATTTCCCAAGGGTTGTCTGGATGCTTCAGATCATAACCGCCCCGAGGGGCGGTTTTTTATTACCTGGAGAAACACATGACCACCGCAGCGCACCACTCTCCGATGACCACCATCAAACTCTACGGCGCGCTCCGGCAGTTCGGCCGGGAGTACCGTATGCTCGTCGGGTCGACTGCGGAAGCGATCAAGGCCTTGTGCGTGCAGATTCCAGGCCTCGAGCGCTTCCTCGCCAATTCCCACCTGCGAGGTATGGAGTTCGCTGTATTCCGTGGGAAACGGAACATTTCCGAAGATGAGCTGCAGTTCGGGGGCGCCGAGGAGATTCGCATTGCTCCGGTCATGCGTGGCCGGAAGCGTGGCGGGTTGGTGCAGACGATAGTCGGGGCCGCCTTGATAGCTGCTTCCTACGTTTTTCCCGTCATAGCCCCGTATGCGCTGCCAGCAGGGATAGGGATGGTTGCCGGCGGCGTCATCCAAATGCTCAGCCCCCAAGCCCAGGGCCTGAAGCAGAGCGCGGCACCGGAGAATCTTCCCAGCTACGCCTTCGGCAGCGCCAGAAATACCACCGCCAGCGGGAACCCGGTGCCGATCTGCTACGGGAAGCGCCGGTGGGGTGGGGCGATTATTTCGGCGTCGATCTACGCCGAAGACAAGGTGTAACAACCAACCATGAGCGGCGAGGCCGCGGGAGATAGGAATGAACACCCAAACTACCACCAAAGGTCAGGCTATTAAAAGCCAAGCTGTAGACTCGAAAGGAAATCCAGCTTGGCTTTTACGCTCTGACGGTCAAATCGTGATTTCGGCGCAGTTCGTAAAAGATAGCGCCGTGACCAAAGCTGTTATTCGCGGTTGATATTTGGGATATCAAGAGTGTAAGTGCTTGGTATCACTCCGTCCGGAAATACCTTTTGGAAAATCTCTAGCACGAAGTTATCTCCTACACCTTGCTGCCTGCATGCCAGTGAAGCTTTTCGGGCGATGTGTCTTTGTTGGCTGCAAGAATCTTCTGTCGAGTCAGGGTGCCTCTGATAAATTCAAGACAAAGCATAAATCTCGGAGCGAGTTGAATGAGCACTTTTGCTTGTGAGTCCAACATGAGGGAGCTCTCAATGAGCACAGGTCGGCCCATTGAGGAGCTAAAGCAGGTAGTCGTGACTGAGTTAATGGTCAAAGCCGCGATGGATTATGTGCTCGGGTTATGGGATCGGGATGTCGACATTTTCCTGCTAGAGGATGTGTTCAGGATAATGGCAGTTCTTCAGCCTCGGCCTCTGGATATTCCAAAATTGACGAGCGCACCTTCTCAATGAGCTTGTCGAACTTGGATAGCGATGCCGATTTAATTTCATCTGGAACACCGCATTCCAACAGCCCAGCAATAATGCCGAGCAGGTAGTAAACCTGCATTAAGTCGAGCGCGATTTTTCTAAGTTCAAGCAACGTTAGCGTTTCTGAGTAGGGCGTTCCGTCACTGTTCCTCTTTGTTGGATGGTAGATAGGGGCCTCGTCCTTGCCCTCTGGTGATAACCCCCAGGCCCAATGGACGATCTTGTTTCTCTGCGCCGTCATCTTCTTGAATGTGGACAGAGCGACATTCAGCCTTTCCGGTATGTCGATCGGTAACGGCGATGTTTCGAGAAGCTTTGTGACCGTTGCTGCTAATGAGGTCGAGCGGAGCCTTAATGATTCTACGACGACCGACTGGGTATCCGCTCTTAGTCCGCTTAGAAAACCGAATATCCGCATGAGCGGTTCATCGCACAGGCTGTGATTGACCACGATCTGCCCGATTTCTGCCCGCATGGCAGAGTTTGGGCCCGCGTCGTATCTATAGTTTGTGGTTCTTGGGTCTTCCATTCCGCTTGCCTCCTCGGCCCCTGTTCTCATCCAAGCACGGGAAGCTACCGCCAGAGCAAACATGCTGCCACTGGCATTTCATCCACGCTGTACAACCTTCCAGCCCGCCTCGCGCGGGCTTTTTCATGCCCGGAGGAAAGCATGGGCGCAGTTCACCAGCACCTGGCCGGCCGCAAGGGCGGCAGTAGCAAACCGAAACAGCCGGTCGAGGCACCCGACAGCCTGCGCTCGGTCGCGATGGCCAAGATTCTGCTCGCCGTGGGCGAGGGCGAGTTCGCCGGCGTTCCGAGCGAGCGCGACATCTACCTCGACAACACCCCGCTGATGGACCCGAGCGGTAACCTGAACTTCCCGAACGTTAAGTGGGAGTGGCGCGCGGGGTCGGTGGATCAGGACTACATCCCGGGCATCCCTGCCGTTGAGAACGAGACGTCTGTCAACGTCGAGTTGCGCAGCGATACGCCCTGGGTGCGCTCGCTGAGCAATACCCAGCTTTCCGCAGTGCGCCTGCGCTTCGCCTGGCCAGCGCTCCAGCAGCAGGACACCAACGGCAACATCGGCGGGTACCGGATCGAATACGCCGTAGATCTGGCCACCGACGGCGGCGCCTATCAGGAGGTGCTGCGCGAGGCCGTCGATGGCAAGACCACCACCCGCTACGAGCGCTCCCGCCGGATCGACCTGCCGGCGGCCACCAATGGCTGGCAGTTGCGCGTGCGGCGCCTGACGCCGAACCAGAACAACAACCGTATCGCCGACACCATGCTGATTGCCGGCTACACCGAGGTGATCGACGCGAAGCTGCGCTACCCGAACACGGCCCTGCTGTACGTCGAGTTCAGCGCAGAGCAGTTCAGCAACATTCCGGCTGTCACAGTCGACTGCCGCGGGCGGAAGGTCCAAGTGCCGAGCAATTACGATCCGGAGACCCGGGCCTACCTCGGCATCTGGGACGGCACGATGAAACAGGCCTGGACCGATAACCCGGTCTGGCACACCTACGACATCGTGACCAACGATCGCTTCGGTGTGGGTAAACGCATCAAGGCCTGGATGGTAGACCGTTGGGAGATGTACCGGATTTCCCAGTATTGCGACCAATTGGTTCCGGACGGGAAGGGCGGCCAGGAGCCGCGACACACCTGCAACCTGAACCTGCAAAGCCGCGCCGGGGCCTGGGAGCTGCTGCGTGACCTCACCGCGATCTACCGCGGTATGGCGTACTGGGCCCAGGGCCAACTGAAGATCCAGGCGGATATCCCGCGCGCCACCGACGTCGATTTCGCCTACACCCGGGCCAATGTCATCGACGGCCGCTTCAGCTACGGCTCTGCCAGTGAGCGTACTCGGTACAGCCGCGCCTTGGTCAGCTACGACAATCCGGCGAACAACTACGACACCGACGTGGCTGCGGCCACCGATAAGCGCCTGCAGCGGCGTTACGGCGACAACCCGGTCGAGGTGGCAGCCATCGGCTGCACTCGCGAGAGTGAGGCCCAGCGGCGCGGAAAGTGGGCGATCCTGACCAACAGCCAGGATCGCACGATAACGTTCCGTACTGGGATGGACGGAGCAATTCCGCTGCCGGGATGGGTGATTCCGGTGGCTGACGCGCTGCTGGCTGGACGGGAGATCGGCGGGAGGATCTCTGCGGTCGCTGGCCGAGTGATCACCTTGGATCGCGATACCCAGGCAAAGTCTGGCGACCGGCTGTTCCTGAACCTGCCCAGCGGTAAGGCTGAGGCGCGAACCGTGCAGTCGGTTGCCGGGCGCGCGGTGACCGTGACGACAGCCTACAGCGAGACCCCGCTACCGGAATTGGTCTGGACCCTCGATGCCGACGACCTGGCGGTGCCGCTCTACCGTGTGATGAAAGTCAGCCAGCCGGAGCGGGGTGTCTTCGAGATCACTGCGCTGCAGTACGAGCCCGGGAAATTCTCGGCGATCGACACTGGTGCCAAGTTGGAGAACCGGCCGATCAGCATTATCCCGATCACCACAGTTGCGCCGCCGGCGAGCGTCACGCTGACCTCGCACTACCAGTTCGATCAGGGATTGGCGGTCAGCACGATGACCGTTGCCTGGCCTGCTGTAGAAGGGGCGGTGGCATACGACGTGGAGTGGAAGAAGGACAGCGGCAACTGGATCCGCCTGCCGCGTGCCGGCACCACCAGCGTCGATGTGACTGGCATCTACGCAGGTGGCTATCTGGCGCGGGTGCGCGCGGTGTCGGCCTTCGACATCACGTCGGTCTGGAAGAGTTCGATCCTGACCCAACTCAGCGGTAAGACCGGCGCGCCGCCGGCGGTTGCCTATCTCCGCACGCAATCTCGGGTGTTCGGCATCGGTCTGGAGTGGGGCTTCCCTGCTGGCGCCGAGGATACCCAGCGCACGGAAATATGGTACGGCACCACCACTGATCGAGAGCAGGCGAAGAAACTGGGCGACTTCGCTTTCCCACAGGCGGCCCATGAAATGCAGGGGCTGGCGGCTGGCGTGTCGTTCTTCTTCTGGGCACGCTTGATAGATCGCACGGGCAACATAGGGGCGTGGTATCCGGCTGGCGCTGGGACCAATGGCCAATCAAGCAGCGACCAGACGGAATACGACCAGTATTTTTCTGATCGCATCAGCGAAAGCGCGCTGAACCAAGGGCTGAAGGACAAAATCGGCGAGATCGATGATTTGAGCGAGAAGGTTACCGATCTGCTCAACAACTCGACCGCGTATGACCCGGCAAAAATCTACTCGAAAGGGGATGTTGTCTATCACAATGGTCGCCTCTACCAGTGGAGCAGCAATACCTCTGGCAACATCGCACCGCCGAGCGAAGCATACTGGACTGACATCGGCCAGATCTCGGCAGAGGTGGGCGCTCTGGCTGCTCGGGTCGAACAGAACACCACCAACATCGGTGTGATCGACGGCAAGCTTACTGCGCAGGCAGAGAGCATTAACGGCCTGGTCGCCCAGGTGACACCCGATGCTGCCGGAGATACGGACTGGGGCGCCGGAGATAGCAATGTCTATGCGGGAACAGTAACGGTTCAGTCGGTCTCGGCCGACGCCGACCTTGCAACTGCAATCCGCGTGGACTCTGTGAAGGTTTCGGTTGACGCAAACGCAGCAGCCATCGTTACGGAACAACAGGCGCGCGCCTCCGCCGATAACGCCCTGGCTTCGAATATTCAGGCGCTCAGCGCTACTGTCGGAAGCAACACTGCTGCCATCCAACAGGTCAGCCAAGCGCAAACCAGCACCGATGGCCAACTGTCAGCGATGTGGGCGGTGAAGATGCAGGTCACGGCAGGCGGTCAGTACGTTGCGGCTGGCATCGGCTTGGGTATCGAAAACGAGGCTGGTGTCTTCCAGTCGCAGTTCCTTGTTGATGTGAATCGCTTTGCAGTCGTGAATACCGCCAACGGACAGTTGACTGCTCCGTTTGTGATACAGAACGGGCAGACCTTCATCAGTCAGGCGCTGATAGGAACTGGCTGGATCACCAACGCGATGATCGGCAACGTGATTCAGTCGACCGCACTCGGTGCCAACGGCGAGCCGCTGTGGAAGCTTGATAAAGCAGGGAGTTTGACGATGAACAGCGCGACATCCGGGGGCTTCATGAGGCAGACGGCGGAGGCCGTCAAGGTCTACGACGCGAACCTCGTGTTGCGGGTACAGATCGGGAATCTCGACGCATGACCTACGGTCTCCGGATTCTAAACGCCGCCGGTGGGATCATCATGGATCTTACCGGACAGTCGGCGCGAACTATCTATCGGCAATCCATCGGAGCGATCACAACTGGAATGTCAGTAACTGTTCCAGGGTTTGATCCCGCTCGCGGCGTAGTGTTCTTCATCGCTAACGGAAATCCATCCGGATTTGTCCCGCCGTACCGCATCGCTGGTAACGTCATCATGTTTGAAATGAGCGGTTCTTCGAATACAACCTATGTTCTGCATGCGGTGATGTTCTCATGAGTTACGGAGCTCTCATTCGCGGTAATAGTGGGCAGACAATCATCGACGATGTAAATCCATGCATGCATATTGTGGAGTCGGGGACTTATGGGGTGCAGGGAGCAACGGAACTTGTTATCAGCTATTCGACCCCCATAAATTCGCCCTATGAGCCGTATGTGTATGTTAGGCCGAACGGGCCTCACCAGATATATCAGTTCCGTCATCTGGGAGGGCCCGGAGCGTGGACTGGCTTCGCGTTTTATCAGTCTATTTTCCGGGACACTGAACCGCCGGTATATGGAGGGCAGTGGAAGGCGGCCGCCGTGATGCTTCCTCGTACCGGTGGTTGGGGACTTCAAGTATTCGATGGTCAGTCACGTGTGATGTTCGATAGCAATCGTGAGATCGTTCGCTTCGCAGGTGGGGCGCAAACGTGGAGCAAGTATGCATTCAACCCGAATTGGCCAGGGGGGATGCGGCTACAAACATGGGCGATGCCATATCCCTATGAAGCATCGACGTACTATATGGTGAGCCATTTCAACCTAAAGCCATGGTTCACTCTTGAGTCCCCTCGGGTCGGATTTCTCTATAGTTCTAGAACCACTATTTTCGCGTCTGCTCTTGTGCCAGACGAAACGAATCGTCCGTTCAATTGGCCTTTAATTGTGATTGCGTGATACGGAACTAGGAGTAATTCATGGCTCAGAAAATTATCGATACGACAACTAATAATGGTAGCTATATAGGTGACCCAGCGAAGACCGCCTTCGGAAAGTGTAACGAGAACTTCACAGAAATTTATGGGCGTGATGGGGTCAATGGAGTTCGCCCAATTTCAAACGGGGGGACAGGTGCAACTACTGCCGCAGGCGCTCGATCGAATCTTGAGTTAGGAACTGCCGCGATGGCTAATGTCGGTACCGCTGATGGGAACGTGATGACCGTCGGTGCCTTCGGGCTGGGTAGCCCGAGCGGCGGTCCTTCCGGAGCTCCCGACTCGTCTTTCCGGCCGGGTTTCTATCGCTATCCCGTCGGCGCCTCCGGTGCGCCGTACGGCGACTCAGCGGGCTCGTTGCTCGTGAATACGCTCGGCGGCAACTACGTACAGCAGATCGCGATCACGCCACGGCCCAGCACGACGAATCCCTGGGTTGGCTGCCGACATTTCGACGGAGGGGGCAATCCTGGGCCGTGGGTCCTGTTTTATCACTCGGGAAACACGACGAGAGCAACCGACGGGACGCTTCGTGCGGCATCGCCGGTCGTGCGTATCGCCAACGTTGCTGCGAGCTTGAGACCCGATCTCAATGAACTGGATTTCGAGCCTGCTGGCGCGTGGGGTGTAGCTAATGCAGAGGCCCTCGGCGTTACCGTCCAACGCCTCGATGTCGGCGTCTACCAGATATCTGGCTGCCTGGGCCTTGCGAAAGAGGGCTGGCGCGTGATCGATCCTGCGTCTCCCGACGGCGGTCGCCCGCTCGGCATCACCGATAGCGAACAGGCTGAGAATGGGACGGTCACCATCCGGCTCTTCAAACAGCGCTGGACACTCAGTGACGACGGCGAAATGGTGCTCGGGAAGGGCGCCCCACTGGATGTCCCGCTCAACAGTTGGATCGATGTCCGATTGTCGATGCCGGCACCTCCCGAGATGCAGCCCGAGACTCTATGACCAGCCCGCACTCTGCGGGCTTTTTTGTGCCTGGAGATCAGAATGCCTATCACTGAGCAGCAGCTGCTGCAAATCCTCCCGAACGCCGGCCCTCGCGCCGGCGTTTTTGTTGGTGCGCGTCACGCAGTACCTCGCCGATCCCTGCGGAGGTAAGACTCCCTTTCCCGCCGAGCGGCGAGCCGCCCGCAGGTCCTTACCGCAATATCGACCGGTATTCCGGCTTTGATGCGCTGGTGGGCGGTAGAGACGTTGACTCCGAAGTGAGCACAGGCCTGGGCAATACTGGCGAACTGAGTGCCGTCGATCTCGACTCCGGTCAGGCGTCGCTGGTTCTCGGACGCTTGCTGATGGATCGTGGCCCATCGGCAGTTTTCAGGACAGTAGTCACCGTCTGGGTCGATTCGATCGATGCTGTACCTCCCAGCAGGCCGAGGCCCCATGTCTTTGAGGAAAGCCTCGAACGACTGATTCCAACGTTCGCAGACCTTGATACCGCGACCGCCCCAGTTAGGGAAGTCCTTGTACTTCTCGTCGTAGCACCTGCGTTTCATGCCTAGCCAGGTTCTGTACTCCGGGGTTTTCAACCCTCGACGGCTGTGCCCGTGCGCGGTGACTTTGGCTGTACGCTTCCTGACGAATTCCCTGTTTGAGCCAAGCGCTGAAGCCCATTCGCTGGCGAGGCACCCGCATGAACGTGTCGAGCCGCTTCGCAAGTTCGACGAGTTCACCTTTACCTCGGCTCCGCACTCGCACCGGCAGAGCCAGACAGATCCTCCGTTTTTCCCGGGAGAGTCGTAGGCGACCACCAAAAGGCGCCCATAGCGAAGCCCGGAGATATCGATCCGTTTCATTTCATTCACCTATTGAGAGAGGGACCGCCGATGGCAGTCGTTTCCGAGAAAACCGCTGGAGGGAGGAACGTTCTTGCGTTCCTGGACATGCTTGCGTGGTCTGAGGGGACCAGCACGATCAGAGGTAGCGACAACGGCTACAACGTTGTTGTCGGTGGAGGGCTGTTCAATGGGTACGCTGATCACCCGCGCCTGAAGGTCTATCTGCCTCGCTACAAGGTTTATTCAACTGCGGCGGGCAGGTATCAGCTCCTTTCGAGGTATTGGGACGCCTACCGCGAAAGCCTGGCACTGAAAGGCGGTTTCACCCCATCTAACCAGGACCTGGTGGCGTTGCAGCAGATTAAGGAGCGACGCTCGCTCGCAGATATACAGGCTGGTCGCTTGGCGGATGCAGTGCAGAAGTGTTCCAACATCTGGGCCAGCCTGCCGGGGGCTGGTTACGGCCAACGCGAGCATTCTCTTGATGACCTGACCGCGCACTACCTTGCGGCGGGCGGAGTCCTTTCATGATCTCGGCCCGTGTTGTCTCGATCATGCTGGCCTGCCTGCTGCTGGTCGGCCTCGGTGCCGCCGGCGGTGCCTGGCTCGGCGCGCGCCACTACCGGCCGCAGCTCGATGCTGCGCTGGCGGATCTGATTGCCTGCCGAGCCGCCAGGGGCAGCCTGGAGGCCACAGTGGCGGAGCAGGTCCGGCAGGTTGCCGCGCTGCGCCTGGCCGGGGAGCAGCGCGCCCGGGATGCCGCGCAGGCTATGGAGCGGGGACGGCAGCAGGCCGCTGAGCAGTATGCCGGAGCACAGCGCCTGGTACGTGAGCGAACCGCCGGCGAGCAGTGTGCGGCCGCCGATGCGGTCATCGATCAGGAGTTGGGTCTATGAAGGCGGTGCTGATGCTGGTGATTGTCGCGCTGGCGGGATGCGCCGGCCGGCAGGAAGCCGAGCCGCGCACGGTGCGCGTAGATGTGCCGGTGGCGGTTCCTTGCCGAGTGCCGGCGGTGGAGGTGCCGGCCTGGGCAACCGCTGGGCTGAAGAAGAGCGACGACCTACAGACCAAGGTCCGTGCGTTGCTCGCCGAACGCTTGCAGCGGATCGGTTACGAGGCGCAGATCCTGGCTGCGAATCAGGCCTGTCAGGATTAGGAGTAGACTACGGCCTTTTCCTACGGAGCAGGGCGATGCTGGTGATTCGATTGGCGGGGAAGTGGACGTTAAAGCTGGACCGCCAGATAGGCAGTTCCGGCAAGCACGGGATATGGGCATTCCACTGCTCTGAAAGCACGTTCGCGCCGTCTTCGAACGACCTCCGGCGCACTGCGGCGATCCTTCCAGCCGAGCCCAAGGAGGGCCAGGCAGTGGAAGTGTCGATCTGCGAAAGCCCGCACTCGCCAGATGGATGGATCGCCGTCGGCTCAGGCGTAGCGGCTTACGAGGCCGAGCGCTGAGGCTCGATCAGATGGGCGCCCTGGTTTCGGACGTTGCCCACGTCGCGGCTGACCGCGTACCACCGGAACGCCTCGCTCGGCTCGCCCTGGTAGCGAATGGCCTGGGCGACCAGGGCATCGCCCTCGAGGCGCAACGTCGTCACCTGGGTTGACGGCGCGACGTTGTAGCGCTCGGGCTGGGCGCCGATGAGGTTGACCAGCGCGTTGGGCATCGACAGCGCGTCGACGAACTCGTGAAGTCCCGTGTACTGCAAAAGCCTGCCACACATCGCATCGCTCCGGCCGAAGTGGTGCGGTAAGGGTAGTTCAGACCCACCGCCATGGCCGGAAATCGGCGGGTATCTGCTCGACAAGCAGCAGCGTGCCGCCGGCGTCGAGTTCGATCACGAGGCCGCGCACAATGCCGGCACGCTCAAGCGCCTGGCCCAGGCGCAAGTATGTTATCCCGTCCAGGGGATCCCGGCCGAGGTAGCCCAGCCGCTGTCGTGCGGGTGCGGGCCCGTGGTAGATGCCCTCGTCGTCCACGCTCCCGACGACGGCGCCGCCGTCGAGCACGTCGTAGCAGCAGTCCGAGCAGTAGTGCGTCTCGCGCGTGATGCCGTGCTCGATCGCCCATGAGTACATGCCGAGGGCGTCGGTGACCATGTCGTGGCGGTCCTCCAGGCCCACGATTCCGCACTGGTAGAGCTCGTTGGCCTCGGCGACCAGGTACAGGTACTGCTCATCCGCGGCGTACAGCCAAGCGGCATGCTGCCGTATCGCGGCGATCCATTGGGTGACGCGCTGGTGGTGGCAGATACGAGGGTCGGAGTAGGACAT